TCATCTACCGACAGCGTCGATACCGATTGACAGCCTGGCGGGGATGCCGCGCCCAGACTTGCAAGCGCCAGCAGTGTCACCAGCCGCGTTCGGGCCATTGTCTTCGTCCTTCTGTTGCCGGATGCGATCCTCGAGATCGGCGATGCGCAGCGTGTCGGCATCGGCTTGATCGGCGAGCTCTTGTGCTGCGGCGTCGATCTCGGCCTGCTTGGCCTTTGCCTTTGCCGCCGCTGCAAGTTCGGCGCGGCGCTGTTTCTCCTGCCAGACCAAGCGTTCGTTCAGTTGGCCGGCGGCGTACTCGCGATCGACACGCCCATCGACGAAGCCGGCCAGCACCGGACCAGCATAGGGGATGTATCGAAGCGGCCCGATCGGCAAGCCCTCATAGAACAGGACGATGCAGCCGGCGACGACCAGCGGCAGGCCGACGCGGCTGGTGCAGAAGGTCCAGATCGGACCAAGCACGACAAGGATAGGGCCGAGGAACATCACGGTCCTTCTCCTGGCGGTGGCGGCATTGCCGGCCCTGGTGTAGGCATGTCAGCCGGAACGACGGTGCGCTGATACATCTCGGTCTGCATGCCGCCGCCGCCAACGCCGCCGATGTTGGTCAGACCGCCCTTGTCGTCCCAAACCGCTCCGAAGACATACGAGCCGATGACTGACGCCATGAGCAGCAGCAGCCCATTGACCGCGGTCTCGGAAAGCTGGATCGGCCGGCCGAGGATCGCCAGATAGGTCACCATCGCGCCGCACCAGACGAGCACGATGACGATGATCCGCCTGCGCATCGTCCACGACGAGCGGAACGCATTGCGCGCGGCGCTGCGCGGGTTCATGTCAGCCGACCCATTCGGCCGTCAGGGCGGCGTCATAGTGCTGCGCAATGACAGCGATCTCCTGTGCCCGATCGGTGCCGTTGATGATGCGGCGAGCTTCGACGAAGTCGGAATGCTGCAGATCGATATAGTCGGAAAGCTTGCGGCCGGTGAACCAGCCTTCGCGCATGCCAGTCACAGCGATCTTGGCCGCATTGGCCGGATCGAGCGCAAGCGTCGGATCCTGATCGAAGGCCACGCCGAGCTCGCGGGCGGCGCGCTGATAGTTCGCCTGCCAGGTCAATTGCACGAATCCGCGACCGAACCACGGATAATAGCGCAGGTGCGCCCGGCGCCAGTCTTCCGACAGCCAATAGGCCTCGACGACCGGCCGCATGGTATGCGCGGTCTCCCAGAAGGTGGTGGCGAGCACATAGGCGCACTGGTTGCGGAGCAGGCCTTGCGCCTTGCTCTCATCGATGAGCAGGCGGGTGCAGCCGAGGGATAGATCCATCGCGTTTGCCTTTCCATGGTCGGGGAAATTGTTCGCTTTCGGGGTGCTTAACCAATCGCTAATGCAACCCCTTGCTGCATTGCGCAGCCGGGCCTATGCTTTGAAGGCACGGGGAAAATAGTTGCGGCAGGGCTATGGGGGACGCTGCGATGTTTCGTATTCTGCGTAACTTTTGGAACGATCAACGCGGTGTCGCGATGCTGTTGGTCGCGATCATGTTGCCGGTTCTCATCGGGTTTTCTTTGCTGGCCATAGACATGAGCCGGGCAACCGGGCTTCACCAACAGTTGCAAAAGGGCATCGACGCCATCGCTCTGGCCGCCGCCGCGGAACTGGATGGCAGATCGGATTCGATCACGCGGGCCAACCTCACCGTAACGACGCTGCTCGCCAACCAGACATTGTATTCGGAACTTGGCGGTCACACGCTCGTCCCGGCAGACGTGACGGTCACCTACCTGACCGGGATACCCGCCAGCGACGAAACCGCATTGACCGCCGCTGGCGTCGACGCCAACAGCGTGAATTGGGCGAGCAGCGATCCCAAACTGGTGTCTTTAGCCGAAGTGACGATAAATGCATCCGGCTTGGCAAAGGGCGCCGGTGCCTTCGCGACAATCTTCCCCGCGAGCCTCGTCGGGAGCACAGACACTTTCGACATCCGGCCGCAGGCTGTCGCCGGGTTCGTTCAGTCGATCTGTGAAACGGTTCCGCTGTTCATGTGCAATCCGTTCGAGACCACGGATTCTTCGACCAGCAAGACGATCCAGCAAGCCTTTGCCTCTGGAGACACCTACAGCCGCGAATTCCGCGTCCTGAAGGTCGACAGCAACCCTGGCCCTGGCAACTTCGGACTGATCGACAACAACCTGAGTTCATTGCGCGATGCCATAGCGATGGGCACATCTGGTACCTGCTATAGCCGCGACGCACTCACCACAAAAACCGGCGTCACGCTCGGCCAGGTCAACACGGGCCTCAATGTCCGCTTCGATCTTTACAGCGGCTCGTTGAATAAGAGCAGCAAGGATTTCAATTACCGGCCAGCGACCAATGTTCGCAAAGGCCAGAAGACGGGTTGCAGCAAGTACGATCCCGTGGCTGACAACACCGCGCTGCCCCTGCCACCAGGAACGAACTATGTCGATGCGAAAGGAATGTCAGACGCGATTGGTTCCCAAGGCTTTTGGACGAACTACTGGCAGATCAACCATGGCGTGCCGTACCCGAACGTTCCCAGCGCTACCAACCCAACCGGCTCCACGAGCGCTCCCGCATCACGATATGACGTCTACAAGTACGAGATCGCCAAAAAACTTGTCAGTGATAAGTCGCTGGCTCCGACCAAGGAGAACGGCGATCCATCCTGCTACAAGGGGGATACGCCGACACTCGATCCAGACCGCCGACTGCTCAACATGGCGATCGTCAACTGCATCGCCAACCAAGCGAAGCTAAACGGCCACATCTCAATCAAGCCGGACGGCTATGCCAGCGTCTTCGTGAACACACCCGTTCTCAAGCAGGATAACACCAAAGACCCAGAAGATCCCTCTGCTGGCGAGAAGCCGATCAGCCTGGAGATCGTCGATGTCGATGGCGGTTTCGCCAACAACACCCTTGTCGACAAGGCATTTCGCAACGAGGCTCAGCTTTACCGGTAGGCCTAAGACCAGACCGTCGACAGATCCTGGAGCGCCGAGTCCGACATCGGCGCCCAGACGTGGATGAAGCGGATATAGCCGCCGTTGACCGTGACATCGCCGGGCAGCCCGCCGAAAGCCGCTGCTTCGGCCGTGGCGACCAAACTAGTTCCGACAGTCGCCACAGGATCGCCGTTGACTGACATCGAAAGCCGCCCGCTGACCCTGGTTACCGCGATCTGGTGCAAGTTGGCGGAATAATGGGAGCGCGGATCGGTGACTGTGCGGCTTGCCAGCAAGGCGTTGAAGTCCGACGCCTGCATTGCGAGGTTATCGGCCGAGGCGAGCCGCTCGAGCGTGACGCCATTGTCAAGCGCATTGGTCGCAACGGCCAACGGAATAGTGACATGATCGTTGTTGTCTTCCTCGTAGCCGACGAGGATGGTCCAGTTCATCGACGTCAGAGTTGCTAGGAACGTCCCGATTATGCCGATCGGCACGTCGCCATAGGGAATCTCGAGACCGAAGGCGGAGAGCGCACCGGGTGTATCGACGATATCGGCTAGCGTTTTCGATACGCCTGCGACGGAATAGACCCCGTTGAGGAAGTCTGCCGAGGCGAGGGTACTGCCGGGCAGGCTATAGGTTGGGCGGGCCGAAAGCGTAGGCAGATCGGCGTCGGCCTGGAGGTCAAGGCGTTCGATCGAGCGGATGTAGATGCTATGTGCCAGATAACCGGCGCCTGGCGCAGCGCCCAGCGAAAGCGCAGTTGCTGTCAATGCAAAGACATCGGCTGTTGTGGTCTCAACTGCGTTGCCATCGGCCGACATCGAGAGGCGGCCGGCCGAGCGCGACAGCGCGACCTTGTGAACACCAGTAGGGAAACCCGCTGTATCGTTGACTTGGCGGAAGTAGATGCCGACGGTGTCCGTGGCGTTCATATAGCCGCTGGTCAGACGGGCCAGATAATAGGTGCCGTCACCGGTGTCCGTGTAGAGGAATGGATAGCTGGTGCCGCTATCGGCGCGCTGGTAGTATTCGACGACGACGGTCTGATCGTCGCCCAAGAAGGCGGCGAGCGCGTCGCCGATCACCTCCACCGAAGGTGAAGCCTCAGAGTCCAATATCTCAAGCCCTGCGCTTGTGACCCAGCCCGGCTGGTCGATGACGTCGGCAGCCGTGACGGTGACGCCTGCGACTGTATAGCTTGCGCCCTTGAAGTCGAGCAGGGTCGTGTCGAGCGGAGGCGTTGGTGTTCCAGCGCCCTGCGATGCCCAGATGCCGAACGAGGTCATACCAGTTTCCCGATTGCCAGCCAGACGTCGGTCGAAAGCTGGATCAGTTCGGCGCCTGCATATTGCCCGTCGAGAACGACCGACCCGCCGCTGACGCCGTTGATGGTGACGCCCGCATCGCCGGTGATGGTGACTGCCCCTGCCCCGAGCGCGGCAACCTTGATCGAAACCTCTGCGTCATAGGCAACGTCGGCGTGTGCCGGCCATGTCACCGCAATCGCGCCTGCATTGCTGCAGGTGATCAGTTTTCCGGCGTCGCCGATGACGGGCGTGTAGCTCGTCCCCGTCTGCGCATTGATGGGCGTCTTGGTGTAGAAGGCGTAAAGTTCCGTGAACATGTCGTTGAGCATGGAGCCAGCCGCACGGGCTTTGGTCCCGGTCCCGTCGTTTGCCGACGCGCCGAGTGCGATGGTTTGCTGTGCCATTGGCTATTCCTGATCGAATGAGACGAAGGTGCTGTCGAAGGACCAGACATCGGAATCGAATGACGGCACGAAACCGCCGTCGAGAATGATGTGAGCCCGGGCCCTATAGCCGCGCCCTGCAACTTGCCGCGCCTGACCCGCCACCAGGATATCGATCGCGGTCATCATGAAGACGTCGAAGGTGATTTCCGCCGGCGGATCGGATCCAAGATCGGACGCCACGTCGGCGCTGGCATAGTGGACGCTGCCTGTGCTTGAGGTCAGCGTGCGCTTGTAGGTAGGGCCGTCATAAATATCGACTTCGAAGGCAAGTGCCGCCTCGCCAAAGGTCACAGGGTTGAGGCCGGCTGCGAGCCGCGAGCGATAGTCCCAAGAGATGTCGAGACCATCCGGCGAGCCGATTGCCGCCGACAGATTGACGCACGCATAGGGCGTTTCCGCCGCGCCGATGATCGTATGCGGCACCACGGTTCCCGTCGCCGGGTTCTGGGTCAGGCCGATGGCCTTGTAATATTTCGTCGCGTATAGATCGGCCAGCGAGTGCGAGACGCCCTTGATCCACGACGCATCGATCATGACGAAGCGGTCACCGACCTGGTGCAGAGATGCGAACACCTCGGTCCCGCGATAGCCACGGATCGTGAACCCGGACAGCGTGAAGGTGCCATTTCCGTTGTCGACCGCCGTCTTGTAGCCGACACCCTCCCAGCGACCTTGCGCGCCGATAAAGGCGAAGTTCGCCCCGGCCAGGACTTGGTCCTCAGTCTTGTCGACCAAGAGCGCCATGCTGCCGGCGGTCTTGCGGATCGTCACTGTGGAATCGTCTGTCGTGGCGAACGGATCGAGCGGGTTGGCCAGAACCGTCTCGCAGATGCCCACAACGCCATATTGCGGGGCCTGTGAGAGCAGCGCCGTCAAATCTGCCGCCGTATCGCCCCGATAGAGGACGCCGCCGCCCCAGCCAGCCTGCCCGCGCGAGGCGACGACGCCATATTGACGGAGCCCAAGCCCGCCTAGATCGTCCGCATAGTGGAACAGCGGCACGTCGAGGTGGATGTACTGGCTCTGCAGGCTCACCGCGACCGGGCCGAGGCCAACGCTCGTGACTGGCGTGATCGTGGTGGCGACTGAGGTCTGGAAATCGCTGGCCTGGATGTCGGCCGACATATCCCGATTGAGCCCGACACTGGCGATCTGGACGGCATAGGTGATTGCACCACTTGGGACCGAGACGACATCGCCCGGCAACAGGGTCGGCTGGCCAATGACCGAATAGGTATGGTCACGGCGCTGCGCCTGTGCCTCGAAATATTTCTGGGTGCAGAAGGTTTTCGCATCGAGGTCCGACAGCACCATCGGCGTCGAGTATTTGTCGACCTTCCTCGAATTGTTGATCGGCGGCATCTGGAAGGACGCCGGGCGTGAGTTATAGCCCTGCTCCCTGGAGATGTAGTCGAGTTCGACCCGTGATGTGGTCCGGATCGATGCTTCATCGGTGCTGTCGATCGCCGAGTTTTCGGCGAACACCAGATCGGCGGTCGTCAGTATGGCGTCGAGCGCGAACGCGTCGTCCCGGCCCGGCTTCTTGAAGTAGAAGCCAGATCCGATATCGGCGAAGGAAAACCCGTAGATATCGGCAATCGATTGCAGTGCGGTCCTGACATTGGTGTCGCTGGCGATGACAAAACCGTATCCTGACAGACCGCTGAAGCCTTCAAAAGTCAGTTCCTCGGGCGCATAGCCGGCGAGGAACATGACCTTGGTAATGATGTCGGACAGATCGACAAGTCGCGGCGAGGTGCCGGGCAAGCGGTATTCTACCCAGACGTGATTGACATAGAGGAAATAGGACGCCTTGGTCTGATCGACGAAGGGGACTTCGAAGGTGAAGGCAGGCACCGTGAAATCGCTGATTTTGGCCGCTGTCTTGGCCGCGATATCAACGCCCCAGATTTCGTGCGTTCCATGGATGAAAATGGCAGTGCCTGACTTCGGAACTGTCCGATCGGTGTTCAGCGGCCCAGACATGCTTTCCAGCAGAACGGAGACGGTGAAGGTGTCGACAAGGCCGGTGTCGGGCGCGATGCGGCGCGCGTTGAAGGTGCTGCCGTTCTTCTCCATCACCAGCAGGTATTCGGTCAGCGGGTCATAATGGATGCCGGAGACATTGCCCGCCGGGCTGTAGACGACGGCAAAGGACCATGCATCGCCATTGAAGGTGACCTCATAGACATCGCCGCCGCTCGCCGCCGTATTGGAGAAGAACGACGCCGAACCTGGCCCGATCCTGCCGCGCACGAAAGGACCGCTGAAGGCGGTTGCATTGCGGGTGACGTCGACCGATCCGGCGACAAGATCGATAACGGCAAAGGCAGACGGATTGCCGCCCGAACCGTCGGCGTCATTGCCCGCGATCAGCCACTTGTCGACGAACTGTTCGGCGACATACCAGACGAAATCCTCGCCGCTATCTTCGGAAAACTCGGCGACAATGGCACCCGTGGCGATGTTGTAGACGCGCGTCGGGGAGCCGAGGTCGGACGGAATCGAAAGCTTGACCCAGACATAGCCGGAGGCGCGCAGGCAAAGCAACGTCGGCGTCGTGCTCGCGGCATAGGCATCGGAACCAGCCAAGGGAATCCGATAGCGCTCCAGATGGGTATCGGCATCGAGCACAGAGAGGTAGCATTGACCAAGGCCGGGCAGATCGGCTGCGGTCAAGACCTGGTAGATTGCATTCTCTGACGGATCGTAGCCGGCATGCTCGTAGGAATACAGCGGAGCGCCTGTGGTTGGCGCCGCACCGGTCCATGCGATTGGCTGCGTACCGCCGTCATCGTCGGCAGCATTCGAAATGACAGCTTTGACCGTAGGTGCGCTGCTGGCGACATAGCCCGACAGGTAGACCATGGCAAAGCCCTGCCATGCTCCGGCCTTGGTCCCGATGACGTCAGCCGTGATAGGGTCAACCGTCGTCTGGGTGCCGCCATAGAAGCGAAATGTCTCGGACGCTCCGATGCCATTCTCGGCGTCGAAGACGACTTCATCGTTGATCTCGAGGCGGATCAGTTCATAGCCGTCGCCGAACGGATCATAGGCCAGAAGGTAGCCGAGCTGCGCGGACTGCTGCGTCGCGTAGATCGGCACCTGGACTGGGCCAGCGGCTCCAATGTCAGGTATGAAGTTGCCGGTCTGAAACCCGATGATGCCCGATCCACCGGTTGGGTTTGGCACCGAATTGTATCCGGTTATGACCTGGGTCGTGGCTGCTCCGCCAATGACCGGGGCACCATCGACCTTGCCTGTTCCGATGACGATAGGAATGGAGCGGCCAAGAACCTTCGACACCGAGAACGGGCCATCCGCAGAAACAGGCTCGACCGCTTTTGTCGTGTCCGGACGAGCACTTCCGGGGATGATGTTGCCCGTCGCGAAGCCAATGATCCCGGCCATCAGTTGCCCCCCAGCAATTCACCGGGTGTGTGGTCCTGGCCGGGGTAGCGATTGATATTGTTGAACGAGATGCAGCCGTCGCGGGTGAGCGGGCAGCCGGCATGAATCGTCAACGTGTCGCCTACCTCGATGTCGAGCGGGAAGCCGGTGACCATTTTGACCACGCTTGTTCCGGGCACCCAAAGCATCACATCGTCCTTGGCGCCGGCACATGCGCCCGATGTCATCTCGACGCCGCCATGGGTGAAATCGAGCGCGTCAGGGTTGCTGACGGTAATGGTGAATTTGCTGTTGTCGGTCTTTGTCGCGATGACGGCTGTGACTGTGTATGGCGTGAGATTGACGCCGCATTGCGGGCCACCGAACTTGTAGCCGCACTCCGGCTGAATGGTTGGCAGGATGATATCGGCGAGCGCATCGGCCTTGGTGATGATCTCGATCTGCCCTGCCAGCCGATCGGTAAAGCCGGTCTTGCCGACAAAACCGTCGATCAGGATTTCGCGGACAGAGGGATCGTCATAGTCGGCGACGAGCCAGACCGTGATCGAGGCGCCGCGCCAGACACCGCGCTTGATATGGTCGCTGTAGAGCGGGCCGATATCATCGAACGGCAGCGTGAAATCTAGGCCGGCCGGTCTCCCGCCATTGGCCACGGAAAACTTGGTAACGGTGAAGCCGGGCGAATGGACGAAGGTGTCGTCTCCAATCGTCAGGTCGATGTCGATGTCGGTCATGCGAACGACAGGCGTGATGCCGTTGTCCATCTCGACCATGTAGCAGCGGCGGATTTCGCGCGCCTGTAGCTTGGTAACGAAGGTCGGCGACCAATCGTCCCTCACGGGATGTCCTCGACGCACTGGAGACCATCGACCGACAGGATATCGGGCGAGAGGTAGGGAACAGACGCATCGAACACATCGCCTTCGAAGGCGACGGGAACATCGAAGAACCCGGTCGCGGTCGGCACCGCATCGTATTCCAGCGGCGCCGTGAACGTCACCAAGCCTGTCGCGTTGACGGTGTAGTCGACGCCCAGATCCTGCTCGACGCCATCGACCTTGACGACGAGCGTGCCCGCCCTGATGTGCCGGATGACACGATAATAGGGGTTCGAGCCTGCCGATTCCGTCTTGGTGATCTGGAAGGCGGTGGTTTCGTCATCGCCGATGCCGAACGGCTCGTCGACAAGGCGATAGTTCGTCCAGTCCCGCATCAGGAAGGGTTTGAGGTCGCCGCGGCGATCATAGAAGAACGAGCGCAAAGCCTCGACCATTTCGGCCGGCGCATCCACAATCGCCCAGGTATAGGCATGCTCGGCAATGGTCGTGTTCGGCAAACGGGTTTTCTGCCTGTTCACCGAAACCACCTTGTCGGTGTAAAAGCGCGGCCCGCCCTTGAAGCCGATCGAAATGTCGTCCGGCATGATGAGGTTATCGACCATATTTGGCCCTCTCGGCATCCTGGAAGCCAAGCGCTGTTGCCCTGCGAACCGCAGCCAGGCTGTCCTTTGATGGCGGCGCGTTGCCGTTCCAATGGTTTGTCTGACTGAAGGCGATCGGGCGGCCGGCGGAACCCGCATCGCTCGACGTCTTTGGCTGGCTGCGCGCATCGGTGAACTGGTCAGGCCTTGCGATGATGACGCGCTCGTTCGGGTTCTTGAAGAACTCGACCTTTTCCGTATCGCCTGAATCGCCGCCGATCATGCCGCCTGGTGCGAAGCCATAGATCGCCTTGTGGCGCCGCGCCTCTGTAGCGGAGCGATCGGCGGCGGTCTGCGCCAGCGTATTTTCATATTGATTGGCGCCGGGGCTCCCGATCGACGACATGCCGCCATAGACGATGTTGTACGCGATCTGCTCAGGAGACGCGCCAAGCCCCTGCGAGCCGTAGCCAATGTTTCCGCTGCCAACGATGCCGGCAGCGGCAAAGTTCGCCCTCGCGGTGCCGAGAGCCTGCAGATATTGCTGGAACTGCTCATTGCCCTGGCTGCCACCCGACGAAGATCCTCCATTGTTATAGGACGATCCCCCGCCGAGACCCGAGCTTCGGCTTGCCGTGTTGATCTCGTCGAGCAGTTGCGCGGTCTTCTGCGTGGCCGCCTCGATGTTCATCAAGACAGTCCAGTAGCGATCGCTTTCCTTGGTCGCCTCGCGGCCCGTGAAGCCGGATTGCGGGTTGGCAAGAGGCGTGCCCTGCATCGCCGCCATTTGCTGCGGCGTGAAGATGCCAACGGTCTCTTCCGGGCTCTTAAAGAACGAGACTTCCTGGCTGTCGCCGGGATGGATCATGCCGCCGGTGGCGAAGCGCGTGACATTGACCGTGCTGGTGCCGAGACCATCGCCAGAACCGCCCATGGAGCCGTATCCGCCAGTGCGCGGCACGGTGTTCGCGGTCATCGACGGGCCGGACTGCGAGCCTGGCGCGGCGCCGTATCTCGTCACGCCGACTGTGCCATAGCCGCCCGTCTGGTTCGGAACGCTGTATTGCGACTGCGTGCCCGAGCCGATCTGCTGCGTCTTAACCGTGATCGTGACGGTGCGGTTGGGGATATTGCGGATGTCTTCCGACAGGCCCTTCACGCTCGACTGAAGCTGGCGCACCTTGATTTCGCCGGAGATGATGCTGTCGAAGAAGGCGTTGATCGCGACAGGATCACCGCCCTGGGCAAGCAAGGTCTGGCGCAACAGGTCGACGCTGTCGTTGACGGTCCTGATCGTCGCATTGCCTGAATCGTAGGCGGCAAAGAGCCGGTCGATGGAATTGACCGTGCGCTCGATCGCCGTCTGCGCCTCGCGCGCGTTGCCCGCAAAACCCTCGCCGAACACCTGGTCGACTGAGGCGTGACCTGCCGCGTCGAGGATTTCCTGAAGCTGCTTGGCCTCGCCCTGCGCCTTGTGCAGTTCGGTCGTGGCACCTTGAAGCTGGCCCAGCTGCGCCAGCTTGGCGTCCTCGAACGCGCGCGAGACGTTGATGATCTGCTGGCTCATCCCGCCGAACGAGACTTGCACGCCATCCGCCGCCCTGCCGATGCCGCCCACCGCAGATGACAGCCCGTTGGCGCTCGACGTCGCGCCGCCAAAGCTGATCTTCGACAGTTCGCCCAGGCTTTCAAGTGCGTGGTTGGTCTGGATCTGGTCGACCACCTGCTTGCCGAAATCGCGCAGCGGCGTCGAATTGAGGATGCCGACCACGTCCTTCAGGTGCTCGGCATTCTTGGCAGCGAGATCGAACGCGGCCGGATTGGCGAAGCGCCCGAGATCTGCATGCTCAATTTGGGGCAGGATGCCGCCAAAGGCGTTGTTCAGGCTGTTGACCGCGTCCGCGACCTTGTTGACCGCGGCCTCCATCGTGGAAACCAGTGCATTGGCGGCGCCCACGGCAGCGGCCTCAACAATCGTAGGAAGATTGTTCCAGATGAACGCCATGTCGGAGCCGACGGCGCGAAAATCGTTGATGGTCCATTCGGCAAGGTCGGTCGCCGCAGAGCGCAGCTTGTCGAAGGCATATTTCGCGCCCGTCACCAGTGCATCGAACATGCCGCCAACCGCGGTGCCCCTGAGATCATTTCCGATCGTGTCGAAGATGGCGCGGAAGGTCTCGCCAAACCCGACAGAGCGATGCTCTGCCTCGCTCGCCGCATCCTTGACCGACATGAAACCTTCGGTAAGACCGGCCAGGAGAACAGCGCCGCCCCTGAGCAGTGAACTGCTGGCGACAAAATTGCCGATTTTCGATGCAGCCTCGGTGATGGCAGTTCCGATGGCTGAAAACGCCGCCCTTGGACCGCCCGGGCCGGAGGCGACAAAGCTCAGGTGGTTCATCTGACTGGTCAGCGCCTGCAATGGCGAGATGCCAAGCGCGATCTGTTCGGCGAAGCTGCGCGCAGCGTGCGTCAGCGCCATGGTCTGTTGCGTGCTCAGGCCTGCGGCCTTACCATGCTCGTTCAGCGCTCCGGTGTGCCCCTTGAGAACAGCGATCGCCGCAAGCGTCGACTGCCGGCCGCGCGACAGAGCCTCACCGGCCTCTGTCTCCGAAATGGCGCCAAGCTTGGTCGCGATGCGCAGTTCTTCCTTCAGCGTGAGATATTCGCGCGTCACGCGAAACAACGGATTGTACTTCGACCGGATGTCGTCGAGCGCCGCGCCATAGGCCTGGATGTCCTCGGCGCGCGCAGCGGTGCCATTGGCCATCTGAAGGTTGGAGGCCGCGAACTGCTGGTTTGCAGCGACAGCGCGCTGGATGCTGGCGGCGGCGTTGGTGCTTTCCGAAGCGAGGCGACCGACGGAGGCTGATGCGGTTGCCGAACTGGCGCTTACGCCGGCGATCGCCGAACTCGCCTGTGTCGATTCCGTTGCCAGTTTCGAGACGGCAGTTGCCGCCGGCGTGGCTGCGCCAGTCAATTTCGCCAGCATGGCGTTGGTCTGCTCGACCGCCGCCGCGATCTTGGCTATGCCGGCTTCCGCCGCCGACGAGCCCGAAAGCTTCTTCGACACCTCGGCATCAAAGGCGTTGGCCATCTGCCTGCCCTTGGCCAAAGCGGCTTCGAACTGCGCAAGATTGCCCTTGATCTCGATGCTGACGGAACCGGCTGGATCTTCGGCCATTGTTGCTCCGTGCGAAATGTTGGGTTAGCGTTGCCGTCCCTGGGGAGGGCGAACGATGTTGAGAGTGGGACTTTTGCTGGTGCTGATGACCGCGAGCGCGGCGGCGCAGGAGATCGTCGACAAGTCAGGAAGCGACTTGCCGGAGACAGGAGAATTCGTCGCGCGGGCCACCAAGGGCCTGCTCGACCCCGGCAGCGCTCAAATCCGCAGCATTGCCCGATCGGCGCAAAACCCCGACATCATCTGCTCTTTGATGAACGCCAAGAACGCCATGGGCGGCTATACCGGGTTCCACATTGCCGCGATCGACATGAAGACGCACCAGCGCTTCGTCTATGCCGAACTGGTCAAGCAATATGGCGAGCAGTGGACCGACACCGTCATCGTGTCGAAGACGGGTTGCGAGCGGGAATAGGCGCCGGAGCGCTCTTCACCTTGCGTCCGAACAGCGCGTCGAACAATCCCGGCGTCAGTTTGCGGCTCGAGACGTTCGGCTTTGCCTGACGGGGCGCCGCTTCCTCGTCTTCCTCGCCTTCCGGCTTGCTGAACAGCGCCCGAAGGAATTCGTCCTGGCCCTCCAGAGCCATGACGATGATCAGGCAATCGGTCTTCATGGCCCGTTCGAAGGACCAGAAAAGCCGGCCCATAGCGTCCCTGACCAGGGCATTGGCATGGACCGAATGGCTTACAAAGGGCGCTTTTCGCCGCCTTCCTCTTCGGTCGATTCCGTCTTCAGCGGCCGGCCGCCATTGGCGAGGATCGCTGCAAAATCCTGGAGCTTCGGCATCAGTTCGAGAACCCCAGACCGGACAACGATCGACGCCATGTCGCGCGCCTCCTGGCCCTTGAGCCGCAGCCCCGCAACGACGGTGTCGGCCATGGCCTTGGCGTTGAGCCGCGCGATCGCAGCCATCAGCGGGGCGAAGCCGTCATAGGCCATCGACAGGTCGAGCATCGCTTCCGGCGACGGGATGAGGATATGCTCCTCGCCCAGAAGTTCGATCGTGATGCGGGCTTGCTTGATGTCGGACGCGGTTACTTTGGCCATAAATCACCTTGGTTGGGGTTGGGAAAACGAGCGCGGCCGCCACGGTGGACGGCCGCGCGCTAGGCTTAGGTCGCGGCGACCTTAACCACATTCGAGTTAATTTCGATCGTGGCGTTCAGGTTTCGGACGGTGTTGGCGGCGCCGCCGGCCGAACTGGCATTCATCACCAGGCCGACGAAGTAGGCGACAGACGGTTCGCTGCCGCTCGCCCCGGAAGCGTCATTGAAGAGGACCTTGAAGGCATAGTTCGACTTGTTGTCGCCTTGCGCGGCGGCGATCAGCGCGATCTGGCCTTCGTCCTCCGAGATTTCCGCGAAGACGTTCTGCATCGAGCCGGCGTTTGTCGTGCCCTTCTGCTTGATGTCGCGGCCGCGGTTGATCAGCTGGGTCGAGATCAGCGCTGCGGTGTCGCCAAACGCGCCCATCTGGCTCCAGCCGTCGACCTCGACGAACTGGTCGGGGCTGGTGACGAAGTCGCTTTCGATGAAATCATCGATCTGGGTAGGTGTGATGCCGCCGATGTAGAACTTGCAACCAGCGACGGGATAAAGGTCTGTACCGGCCATGAGGGATCTCCTTTGGAATTGGCTGGTTTCATGAGGGTGAAATCAGCAGGGTCACCGACACCGGCTGCGGGTTTTTCGGGCACCGCCCGTGGGATAGGGTTTTATTCAGCCGCCGGCTTGGCGTAGAGGCTGATGGTGAGCGTCACGCGCCGGCCGACACGGCTTTCGTCGTCGACCGGCGCCGGGTATGGCCCCTGGGCAGTGATCTGGGTGACGCTATAGTTGGTGACGGTGATCGCTTGGCGCTGACGATGGAACAGCGAGTGGATCAGTTCGGCGCACGTCTCGACGTCGCGATACTGCTTGTCCTGCTCGCCGTAGATACAGATGTCGATGACGACGCGCGGGCGGAAATCGTTGATGCCGTCGGCTTCCATGCGGGTCACGACAGGTCCGATGGTGATGGCTGGATACCTGGCCTCCGCCGGCACCGGGCGGCGCGTGTGCGCAGATGGCTCGGAATTGTAGAGGCCGAGCAGACCGACGATGTCCGAAGCGTTGACAATGGCCGTGCGCAGCGGCTTGAGAATTTCCAGCGGAGGTGCGCCGCTCATTTCAGCGCCGCCCTGATCTCCCCCTGGATATCGCTTTCGATCTGATCCTTGCTGTTGGCAAGCGCTGGCCTCGCAAACGAGCGCGGGGCCATGTTCTCATTGCCGAACTCAAGCGATGCCGCTTGGGCCGTCGACCAGTGCACGGTGCCCGTCAGCTTTTCCGTGTCGAACTCGGTGCGGCCGGACTGGATCGTGGCGCCGGTATCGCTGGCGAACGGCTCGCCTGGTGCCGAGGCTTTGTGATCGACGCCGCGACGATGGTAGACCCGGCCGGTCTTGGGCGTGTCGAGGATCAGCGAATTCGCCTCCTCATGCACGCCGAGCGTGGCCTTGATGACTCCCCGCAGCGTTCCGGCGCGAATCTTCGCGAGAACTTCTGGCCCGCGCCAATCCACCGACATTTTATCGCTCCCTGCTTGTAACCAGATTGGTTACGCACCATGTTTCTTGCGGTTACAACAAAGGAGATTCGCGTGAACACCCTCAGCCGCAAGCGGCAGATCGAAGTGCTTGAAGCCGCATGGAACAGCCTCGAACTGACGCCGATCCCGTTGGAGAAGGCGTTCGCCGCCATCGCCGAGCAGAGCCGCCGCGCTCAGACCGGCGCGCTGATCTCGAAGCACTGAAGGCGCATGGTGGCTGAAGCCGGATCCTGATCGAGGATTTCCCTGACCTTGTGCCACTGCGCCTTGATATAAATCTGGTCGCCTTGCTGCGGCACGGTGCGCGGCTCGACGGACTGGAGCAGGACGAGCACGCCGACATCGGTTTGCGGGATTCCTGCACGGACTCTGAACGCTGCATCGAACGTTTCGCGGATGCCATTGAAGGTGAAGGTCGGCGTCGTGCCGGCGTTCGGGTCGCCAAAATCGTCATTGCCGGTTCCAGGCACCTCGCGGCGCAGCACGCCGTCGGTGAGTTTTCCCCGGAATGCACGGGCCACGGTGCGGGCCAATGGACCTTCGAGCAGCGATGCCATAGTCTCCCTTTCCGTGACAGAGCCCCCTGATCTTTCCGACGACGAAGCCGCCGACATGCTGCACCGCATGGCGTTCGAGCTCGAAGGCAGGCGCGGCATGACGCGGCGCGCCGATACCGCGCTGAAAGCAGCCCGGGCCGCTCTGTTGATGTTCCTGGCTGGATTGATCCATGCCGGCGAGGCTAAGCCGCCGCCTTCTGACGACCAGCCAGCCGATTCACCACGACACAACGGCAACCGATGACGTCTTTCGCCGGTGCGCCCAGCGAGGTATCGCCGGGAAACATCAGCAGCGCGCCATCAGGCGACTTGAACGGCTGAGTGAAGCCGACCACCTGTCCATCCATGGCCCTATGCGCGTCGCGGGTGCGCTCGTCGCGGGTGCAGCGCCAGACCTTGGTGACGGTGCTGGCGTCGATCCCCGCCTTGGCGATGACCTGGGCGAAGGCTTCGCGCTGGGCGGCGCCAGTGGCCTGCGTCGCTTCCGTGCGGCCGATGGTTTCGCCGCGGAGCGCGAGAAGGCGGTTTTCATATTGGGTGACGGCGCGCTCGACGACTTCTGCCTCGATCGGTGCCTTGTCGGAGATCGCCTTGATGACTGCCTTGTCGAAGCGCTGGTCCCGGGCCTGGCGCGCGAGGTAGGCGCGGAGTGCTGCCGGATCGCTCGATGCCAACTGATCGCGGGCACCGGCGACGGCCTGATATTGCCCCGATGTCAGCCCGACAATGCCACCCTCGCGCTGTCCTGTCGCCCTGTTGAGCCGTCCGACCACGTCGAGCGCCACGGTGCGCGCGGCGCGCCCGGCCTCAAGCCCATCGGAAAGCGCCTTGCGCAAGGCCAGCTTCTGATCGTCGAGGATTGCCGTGACGAGTTCAACGCCCCTGTTCTCGACCCAGCGCGCCGCACTTGGAAAGCCCGGGTCGAAGCGGAACAGGATCGGAATGCCCTGCGCATCCCGCAATGTCGGAATATCCCGTGCCACGACGACACCGGTTTCCTCGAAGGCGGTGCGGATGGCGCGCTGCAGGCCACGGAAGGCCGCCGGGTCGAGTTCGACCAGTTGCAGCGCCCTTTCGACGTCACCCTTCTGAAGCGCATCAGCGATGGCTGCAATGCGCGCCGTGTCGCGGATTTCCTGGATGGAGGCGAGAAAGGCCTGCCGGATTTCCTCGCTGAAGCGCTCGAGCAGCGCGTCGAGGCGCTGGCGCGGCGTCTGGGTCTTGGCCATCAGTTCGATGCCTGAGTCTCGAATTGGGTGAGATCCACAGCGAGCCAGGAACCGTCTGGCAACTGCCCGACTGCCGAGCGCGCCTCGTCTGCGTCGTCAGTCTCTTCGCCATCGGCGTCGAGCAGGGTTTCGAGGTGAACGGTTGCCCCGTCATCCATGACCGCGATGCGCTGGGCAACGTTGACTGCCGCGACATCGACCGTCAGCGGAAGTTCAGCCATTACGCCTGACCCAGAAGCTTTTCAGCGTAGGCGGATAGGTCACCCTCACGCGTCGCGCCGAACACGAAGCGCATGGCGATCTCGTTCATGCCGATGTCGCATTCCTTGCAAAGAGCGCGGAACTGTTTGCGGCCTCCGATTTTGTCGGCGCAAATGTTCCATGACGCGTGCGACGGCCTAGCCCCGCAGCGCGCGCATGGCACGCGCCGGATGCCGATCGCCGAATAGGGCTGCGTCCGCATCACGCCCTCAGGAAGAAACTCGAGGAGGTGGTCGACCGCTTGCCGATAATCCCCGACAGCGCCTTGTCGATGATGGAAAAGATCGTCTCGGCAGGAGCTCCATCGGTATAGGTGATATCGACCGATCCAGCCTTCAGTTCCTTGATCTTGCCGCCGCGCTCCAGATCGGGCGAGAGCGAGCCAGGATCGGCCAGTTCACGCACCGCTGCCTCGCAGGTGGCGTTCTTGATCTCGACGGGAACCTCATCGTCATCGATATCCTCGCCGAACTGGTCGACCGCTTCTTTGCGAGGCCATTCAAGCGCCTGGGTGCGGCCAAGTAGGCGTTTTCCGGGAAAGCGCAGACGATACTCGCCGTCGATAAAATCAGTGGCGCGGATCAGCGCGCCTTCTTCATCTCCAGAAGGCAGCGCTGTTGCGCGCGAGTCGAGATAGGCTTCAAAATCGGCGACGCTGACATAGGAGTTCGCGCCGGCGAGCCCGGTGCCGTCTTCGACAACGAGTGCCATATCAGCGCATCCTTGCCGCCGCGCGCATCGCGGCCGCTGTGTGTTCCCTGATCGCACCGAGAGGAACGTCCACGTGCGTGACGAAGCCGCCACTTGCGGGTGGCGCGCGGCACAGCAAATCCGCACCGACAGCAATGCCGCATTCCAGCTCGTAGGAGATGATCGTCGGCGGTTTGCCTATCGAAGTCGCCCATACGTAGCCGGAAATGCGCGTGCGCACGCTCTCCGGCGTGTACACGACGAGATCGCCGATCTGGAACTGCGCTGCAATTGCCGTTTCGAGATCGGTCATACTCAGCGCTCCTTGATCTTCAGCTTTTGCGAGAAATCATCTTCCTCGCCGTCCGACATGACGATGTGGTTGGTGATGAGATAGGTGGTTCCCTCAACCCCGCCCGAGATGCGCACGGTCGTGTTGGTGTCGGTGAAGGACGATGCGACCTTGACCAGGTCGCCACCGCCGGCCCAGGTTTCGCTATTCAGCAGCCATGTCGATGCCGCGATGGTTGATTCCCCGATGTCGGCCGTCCAGTCGATGCCGAAATCGCGGATCGCATCCTTGTCTTTCGGTCCCCACGTCATGATTGGCTTATCCTTGAGACTGGGTCGACTGTGGCGGAACGCGTCACATGGTCGGCGCTGGCGTTCCGTATTCCGGCATTGACCAGCACGCCGCGGTTGACCGCATCAGCGATGGCGAAAAATCCGGCCTCGGTCGGGAACACCAGGTCGACCGGGACGAAGCCGCCACCGAAAAAGCGCTTGCCGAAGAAGTGCCGACCGAACCATGACCCGGAAAACATCAGGTCGCGTCCGTCGCGACGGCTGAGCGATTCCCATCTGAATCGACGGTTGCCGTCAGGCGGTTCTTACTGTCGGCCGCGTCGCGGAAATGCACAGTCGTTCCGGCCAAGCCGTTGGCCTTGCCGTAGAGCGCGGCGCGGGCTAGGCGGAAATGATCCTGCACCGTCTCGGCGCCTTCGTAGGTGGCCGCCAGGAGCGCGTCTGCATTGTCAGAAGGGCTTGGGATCGAAATCGCAGAGATGTCGGCTGCCGTTGCAAGCGCTGCATCCGTGATCGACTGATCGACGTCGGCTGACGATAGATCGTTGAGCGCGGCGACAGCGGTGCCGATTCCGTCGATGCTGCCTTGAGCATGGGCGATGTCGTCGGCCAGATCGCCGAAATTCGGCGTGCCGATGCGGCCTTCAATGGTTCCGGCTGCCGCGCCTGTATCGGTCAGCACCTTGCCCGCCGTTCCGTCCGTGGCATGGCCGGCAAGCGCTTCATCCCAGACCGCGACAGCAACTTCGCTTGCCGTCGGCGCGTCAGGCAGGGCCGCAATATCCGCGATGATCGTGTCGGCCTTGCCGTCAGCCGATTGAGCCGCAGCCGTCCCGTCAAACAGGATCTCGGCCGCTTTTCCGCCGCCGAGATAGTCGGCAATCGTGGCCGACCAGACACCGGCCTTGATGTCGTCGACCTTGGGCAGCGCATCGCCGTTTTCGTTGAGCACCCAGAGCTTGCCGGCGGTCTGGGCAATGGCGTCCTGCCACGCCTTGATGCTGTCGACTTTGCCATCCGTGGTCGCTAGCGACGCGGCGGTAGCGAAGCCGGTAGCGGTTGCCCAGGTGCTGTCGCCATGCGACTGCAGCGCAGTGAAGGCGCTCGCGATGTCGGATGCATCGGCTGGGTCGGACGGAAGGTTGTCCGTCTTGGCCTTGACTGCTCCGGTGTCGCTTTTCACCGCTGCGACATCCGCTGAAACAGATGCGCCTGATGGCGCACCAAGTCGACCCATGATCGCATCCGTGGCAGCAATGATCAGGCTTTCATCAGCCGGATCGCTTGGCAAATTGTCCGTCTTGGCCTTGATAGCGCCGACATCGCTGGCCGTTATCCCGGTCACGCTGCCGACCGAGCCGGTGACGTTGCCCCCAACGTTTCCGGCGACAGAACCCACGGCACCGGTGACGGAACCGACGGTCCCAGTCACGCTAGCGATGGTAACGTCACTGGCCACCTTGGCGTCAGTAATTGCATCCGCGGCGATTGCGGCGGCGGTCAGTACTGCAGCCGCCATGGCGCCGACGCTGGCGTCGATGCGGCCGGAAACGAGCGCGGCGGGAATGCGTGTCTGGATGTTGTCGGTATCGGCCTGCACGCCGGCAATGTCAGCGCTGATCGATGCACCAACCGGGGCACCGATGCGGGCAAACACGTCGCTCGCAAGATTGTCGACCAGTTGCACATCGACGCTGGCCTGCACCATGCCTGCCGCGCCCTTGATCACGATAGCGACGCTCTCGGCACCGGTGGCAAAAGCCGCATCCGGCACATCAAGCCGATAGATGCCAGGCATGTTGGCGGAATCGACTTCCTTGAAACCGCCGGATGACCACGCCGTGTTGGCGGCAGCGAGCGTGGCCAGGGTGATGGCAACGGCAGTGTTCTGGTTGCGCACATAGTAGGCGGTGAGGCTTGACGTGTTGTAGGCAAGCCCGGTCTTGCGCCCGCCCGTTGTCGATGCCGAATCCAGCACGTCGACATAGATCGACTGGCTGGTGGCGCCTTTTTTTATGGTGCGCATCTTACCTCACCCAGAAAAGCATCTTAGTTCCGCTTTCCGTATGGCCACATAGAGCCCCAACCTTGGCTGGCATATGTGGGAGAACCAGGAGTTGACGGGGCAGGAATGCTGGCCTGGCTGAAATAAGCAACCAGTCGACTGGCGCTTATAAAAGATATGCCTGCAGTCTGTAGATTCAGTCCTATCCAAATAAGATCACCGGCATTTGCCGCGAGCCCTGATGTGAATGGAACAGTATTCACCCCTTGCACGGCGCCGGTTATGGATGAGCCATTTGCAAGTCGAGTGCTTAGTGCACCGACACCCGTAGAACCGTAAGCTACCGGTTCGAATACAGCAGAAGCAGCTGCTGCTGTTGCCCGGAATTTAACGCCGCTTATCAACATATTAGCTGGAATTAAAAAGGGCACCAATCCGACAAAACCATTACTGAACGTCGAACCAGCTACAGAATCTATTCCGGCCGGCGGCGAATCAACATTGTTGTCCGAGATTAAAACCCAATCTGTTGCGGCGCCCGTATCCTTGCCCATATAGATTTTGTGGTTCGTTGTATCCACATAAACCTGTCCATTCTGTGCCGGGGCGCTACCCGGCGCGCCGGAGCCCTCGGCCAGATTGGGCGTCGATACCAGGAAATCGCGCAACATCTGCGGCGTGATGGCTCCGCCGGTGTTGTCCGCGAAGAGTACCTGCAGTGCAGCCAAAGTCCGTTGCGTATCAGCCATCAACTAAATCCATTCGAAAAGCCGCTGGAGAAAGCGCGCGTTGAGCTGAAGACGAAGATGTAGGGACCGCAAAAGGTCCACATGCGCATGCCTAGGATCGACATCAATCAGCCGCGCATTGCCAGTTCGGCTTCGATGGCCGCAACCGCATCAGCCGCGCTGTTGATGGGCTGATCACTCAATTTCGTGGCAAGGCCGCGCAGTGAGGTGCCGCCCTTTGACCGCGGCAGGTAGGGGAGGAATTTCCAGTCGTCTGGAATCTCGATCGGCCCGGCCGGCTGCTCGTCTTGGTCAGGCTGCTCGATGAACGCGCGCTCGTCTGTGGCCATTGAGAATTCTTGGTGCCGATCATTGGCGGCAGGTGCGACCTCCGCGCCATTGGCAAGCGCGTTCGCTTCCTCGCGTGAAAATCCATCAGAGCGCGCCTGGTAATAGCGGTTGCGCTGCTCCTGGATTTCCTGGCGCTGGCGAAGCACGGCCTCGCTGATGACGATGCGGCGCATGTTACTTCCCGAGTTTCTTCTTCAGGAAAGCCGGCATGGCCTTTGCCTTGCCCTTGGCCTTCTTGGCGCCGGCTGGTTTCTTGCCGAAGAACTTTGCCTGTTTGGCGGTCATCTTCTTGGCCATGCGTGATCCTCCATTTGGGACGGAAAGCGAACAGAGCGGAACAAATGGCCAAAAGGCCGGGGAACAGATGGCGGCAGCTGCCCGCCGCCATCGATGTCGGGTCGTTACGCGATTTTGTGGCGGAGCATCACGATGCGAACGTTCTTTTGCTCGTAGACGCGGCTCCAGTTGCCGGCGGCTGCGAGTTCAGCGTCGCTCGGCGTGACCGATGCGGGAACGCCCGAACCCGGGTCCCACTTGATGCCGCGAGGATGCAGCACGTAGTGGCGGCGGGTCACCAGATAGTCCTGGCCACCATTGATCAGCGGGTTGCGGCCGACTTCGGACGGAACCTTGGGGTTGCCGTCGGCAAAGCCGATGGCGCCCGGGCCGAACAGGTAGGTGTCATAGACGCCGTTGGTGCCCGCGTTGGCATCGTCGACGATGAGTTCCTTCTGCATGAAGGTCTTCATGACGATCTGGCCGTCGGAGTCACGGATGGTGTCGATGAGGTTGTTCTTGGCAAGCAGGGCTTCCACAGCCGAGTGCATGAGCACGCCGCTGATCTGGTCCTTCTTGTCGCCGAGCATCTGGGCCGCGTCGATGAAGGACGTGCCGTCGATGATGGCGGCGGCACCCGACAGGCCCGAGATGTCGAGAGCGTTGACATCGGGGGACTCGGCGAGCAGCGCGCCCATGGCACCCTTGAGCGTGGCGATGAGCTGGTAGTTGAACTCACCGGACCAGTTCTCGGCGATGCCCGAGGCGATAGCGGCCATGGCATCGTCGCCGGCGAGAGCCGCCGAGAGATCGGTGCCACCGTAGACAAGGGCGCGTGCATGCTGCACGGCCTTGTCCTGGCCGGTCTGGACCTTGCGGATTTCCAGATCCTGGGTGTCGTCGAGAAGCTGCGCACGCTCGGACAGCGCCTTCCAGAACGGCATGTTGATTTCGGTGCCGCCCTGGTTGCCGAAGGTGAGGTCGGGAACCGAGGTGACGATGCCGGAGCGGAAGAACGCGTTGACCTGCGTGGTCAGTTCGCGGAAGTACGGGTTGAAGCGTTCCGGGACGATGACGTCCGCGAGAGCAGTGGGGGTGTCAGCCATGGGAAAATCTCCTCTGGTTAGGCTGGTTTCGCTGTGAAATCAGCCGCGTCACCGACACCGGCTGCTGATGATTGCGGGCACCGCCCGCGGCGTTGAACTGGCAGGCTTGATGCCGGCCAGGATGGTTATTTGAGCGGACCGGTCGACCGGTTGGCGTGGTTGAGATCCTTGAAGCCGGCGGACTTCGCCAGACGCTCCGCCTTGGCGCGATCAGAACCGAGCAGCGCGCCTTGCTGGCTGATGTTCCATGTCTCCTTGGCGTAGGGGTTGGTTTCGCCATTGCGCAGGTTGCGATTGCCCCCGCGCTCGTCGGCGCCCGAAGGCGGCGCGATAAAATCCTTAGCCTCGTCGCTCTGCGACCAGTTGCCGATGAACTTGTCGAGCTCGTCACCGCCGAGGTCCGTCTTCATGCGGGCAACGCGCTTGCCGTCTTCCTCGACAATCTCGACATCGCCTTCGAACATGCGCTGCGCGGCCTTGAGCAGGGTCGGTTTGACGCCGGCTTTGACCAGCGCCTTGGTGAGCCCATCGCCAACGAGCGTGGTGCGCAGATCGCCTGTGATGCTGGCGATCGCGGTGTCCTTCTCGGCGATGATCTCGTCCTTGGCCCTGATCGCCGCGTCGTGGCGCGTCTGCATCTGCCGTTCCTTGGCGGCGACAGCGGTCTCGACCTGCTTGCGCACGTCCTTGCCTTCGGGATCGGCCTGGCGGGCTTCGTCCTCGGTCTTGAGGCGTTCCCATTCGGCGGCATCGAAATCTTCGGGCAGGCCCTTGAGCTTCTTCTCTGCCGCGGTGAGTTTTGCGCGCGCTTCGTCGCGCTCGCGCTTGGAATTGGTGTGGCCGTTTTTGAGAGCGATGACGGCGGGATGGTCGTCGATCCCGTCGATCTGCAAGATGTGCTTGCCGTCCTTCTCCTCATAGAGGGCATGGAGGGCTTCCTCGATACCATCGAGGCTGGAAACGACTGACTTCAAAGCCACCGGCTTTTCTCCTTTGGGGTTGAGAAGCCCGCACCGCGAGCACGAAAAAACCCGCCGGGATGGCGGGCTGGAAAGCATCAGAAATGAGTAGAAATCACCTCGGATTTGAGGTCGTGACCGGACGGAAAAGGCGGAAGGCCTTTTGACCGGATGACAAATCCGATCCGACCTTCCGCCCCTGGCTCCACACCGCGGGCGGGAGAAGGCGAAACTAGCACCGCGAGGCGCGTTGGATCAAGTCAAGCCGGCGTCGTGATGGTCAGGAGGGATTTCATCAGTCGCTCGGGCTGGTTGAGGCGTTGGTGAGAGAGCCGGTCACGGCGAAAGCGCCCGCCGACCCCTGGTTGCTGGCAAAGGCCGCAGCGTTGCCCGTAAAGAGGACGGACCCCGCAGGGAAGCCTGACGGATCAGCCGGCTTGCCGTCAGCATCTATGAACTTGCGGCGCGTCGCCTCGGGGATATTGCCGTCGCCATCCAGAAGTGAAGTTCCAAACGCAATCCAGACATCGGCAAACTCGATCGCCACTTCACGCGGGAACGAAATCGGGTCGTCGAACCCGCCGAAAATCCATTTGCGGCCGTTGATCGTCATCACGCCGCCCGGCAGAAACCCACTATGCAGCACGAAGTCGGGGTCGAGATCGCGCTGCGCGACATCATCAAGATATTGCTGGGCCTGCGGATCAGCCATGTCGCCAGAGAACAGCATGTGATGCCATGCGCCCTCGATGGTCGAGAACTGGTTGCCGGCCTGATAGCCATAGGTTAGGTCGGCCGAGTAGGAATAGACCGACACTTCTTGTGCACCGGGGCCGTTCGATGGGAAACTGACCGCCGGAGTGGTTGACGCGTCTTCCTGGGTGACACCAAACCAGTACTGCTCGCCCACGGGCAATGTAGGGGTTTTGAACCAGATGCTGAATGAGAGAAGCCCCGTGTCGGCGGCCGTGGCGGCGGCATTGACCAATTGCGTTGACGGGTCAAAGGCTACAGCCTGCGCCACATATGGCGCACCACCACCACCGACATTCGGCGCGCTGGCGAGACCCAGCCCGAAAGCAGGCGCTAGAGAGAACCCGCTCATGCGGCAGGAGCCGTGAAGCCGCGGATTTCAGCCGTGCCATCGCGATCATGCGTGGCGCGGGCATAGACCAGTTGGTCCGTGCCGAGCGTCGATGACAGTTCGCGCGTGCCGCTGATCGACAGGATCATGAACTGGTCCTCGTCGATATTGGGCTCGGTATCGCCGATGAAGACCGCGACGTCACCTTGGATCAACTGGATGCCGAAGCTGCCATCGGTCGAACCGTCGGCGATCGCGGTCCATGCGCTATAGGTCAGAGCCTGGCTGAAAGTGCCCATGTTGGTTTTTCCTTTTTCAGGCGAGCGCGGCGTCGACCACGCGATAGGGGCAGCGCAGAAGAGCTGCGATCTCGGTGCGCTTGCGTCCCATGCCGAACAGCCGGCGGATTTCTGCGGCGCTGTTGACGTTCATCGGTTCGAGCGATGGCTCCGGCTTGGGCGGCGCAGCCTTCACCTTGGCGGCAGCCTCGGCGCGGGCGTGGCGCTTCTCAGCAGCCGCTTCCGGGTCACGCGGCTCGTGCTGGACGCGGCGCGTGACGTTGAGCCTCGCGGCAAGCTGGCTTGGATAACTGGCAGACATGCCGAACGCCTTGGCGATCTCGGCTGTCGGCACGCCGGCGACATACAGGCGCATTATCTCGCGGCGCTTGTCTTCGCTCAGCGGCTTGATCATGGAATTTCCTGGTCTATCCGGCGCCACCGCTTCCCCGCCACAATGAACCGCTTGCCAACGGCTGCCCCGCGCGGGTGCTTCTTAGGGTCGAGCGAGTGGCCTTTTGGCCGTAGCCGGTATCAGGCTTAAGGACTGCAGGGCAATTTCTGGAGCGGAAGTCGGAGCGTCCGCGAAACTGTTGGGCGGCTTTCGGTCAGATGCCCCCGACCGTTAGCCGCCCCGCTTTTGGCTCCAACCAACGGAACCGAAAACTGTTGCCCGGTCTCTCAACCGGGCAGGGCCAGATGCTTGCCTTTAGCGCCATCCTCACCCTGCAAGTCTGCAAGTGTCGGCCGAAGCCTTCGTCTTCAAACTGCAGGTCTATCGGATCTGGTTGCGGGGGTCCGATTTGAACGGACGACCTTCAGGTTATGAGCCTGACGAGCTACCGGGCTGCTCCACCCCACGAAACCATCTGGTGCCAGAATGGTTACAATCTCACGCCGATGTCAAGAGCGATGGCTGTGGACAATCCGAACCGAGCCAGTCGGCGTCGGGTTTGCCGAGGAGTTCGGCGGTCCACCCGCCCATCGACCGCACGAACGGCGCGAGGTCCGCCAGATGCGCCCGCCATGCCTGCCGATACCGCTCCACCTGACGCCATGGCTGGCCATTGTAGAAGTGCGGCGAGGTGTCCATCGGGACGCCGCCAAGAACAATGCGCTCATAGCCCAGTTCAAGCAGGCCCTTGACCGCAAGCAGCCCGGTCGAGCCGCCCCAATCGGGCGTGGTCTTGTCGATGCCAGGCGCTGCCTTGTGCGCCCAGACCTCGGGTTTGTTGCGCCCTGCCTTGACGCGCCGTGACACCGCGTCTCGGATGCCGATCCAGTCGATGCATGCGCCCGGATGCAGCGTGAACCAGTAGTCGAGATGCCCCTGCCATTCGATGCCGATGTTGTTGGCGGCGGCGACAGCGTTCGGCGTGAACAGTTTCAGCGCAGATGCGGCGTCGGCATGGACACAGGCCGCATCGCCCAAAACCAGGGCCGTTCTCACGGGATCAGGTCTCCAGTCGGTGAGCACGGGTGCATCCCGCTCTGGTTCGGGCCAGATGTCGCCCGCTGCTACCAGGCGCACGCGCTGCCGGCGCGCCAGATGCTGCATCACAGGCAACTCGATCGCGAAATCATGGTTGCCCGCCTTGCTCACTCCGCCCTTGTAGGCGGAGAAGCTGAAGGTGCCGGGGTTCTTGCGATAGGTCGGCGAAAAGGCCTGGTCGAGCTCCAGCGTTTTTCCCGCTGCGATATTGTCGAAGCCGACAAGGGCAATAGTCGATCCGCGCTGCGCCCGCTCGATCGCCCAGCATGTAGCGATCGTGCCGCGCGTGAACTGGAGCCGCCCCGTGGCGCCAAGCCCGCCGAGCTTTTCGCCGATCGTGTTCCAGGGCTTCTGGTCGACCAGCTCGGTTCCCTTTGGCATGTCGCAGCGGTCCGGTTGGTGCAGGATCGATGCGACCCAGCCGCGCGCCGGCTTGCGCCGGTTGTTCTGCTGGAACGTCTTGATCATGGCCGGGTGCGCTTCGAGCAGCCCGAAATCGTACTTTTGACCGTAATCGACCGCATCCTGCCAGGCGCAGTCCCACATGCGGATGACGGTGTCGCAACCGTCGATGAACTTGCCCCAGCGCTTGCCCTCCGGCGAGCGGCCGTGGCCGATGATCGCTATCGTTGCCATTCGATCAGCAGCACCGGATAGAGGCCAGGCGAGCCGCGCCAGCGGTTGATGCGGCGGCGGCCGTCGAGCACGATCGTGCGGCGCTGCGGTCCGCCGCGCATCAGCGTCACCGGGCCATCCTCGAAGCGCGGCGGCAGGTCGGTCCGATAGTGATCCTCCGGCTCGGCCGTGGCATCATGCTTCGACGCCATCCAGTCGATGACCTTCACCAGATCGGCCGCCGGCCAATATGTCGATGTAACCCGATGCGTTTCGGGCGACGGTTGGACATGTCCAAACCATTCGCAGGCAATGCGCTGCATCTCGAAATAGGGCGTGTGGCCATGATGCTGGAACTGCGCAAGCACGTCGTCCCATGTTGGGGGGCGCAGCCGGAACATCTCCTCGACGCCGTCTTGCGTGATCTCGGTGACTCGGCGGTCTTCGATGTAGAGCCCGTCAATCGCCGTATACCAAGCCGAAAGCTGGTGTGTCTGGTTGACGCGGATCGTCTCGTGGCCGTGCCTGATCGTGGCGACGATTGTTCGGGCAACGCGCCGCAGTTCGGCGACGGCGACCTGCATCTCACTTGGCCGAAGCCAATCGAGGAGCCGTGTGCATATCGCTGTGGCGAAGTCGCTGTCATGGTAGGGCAGCGCGAAAATCGATCCCTGAAACGTGGCAAACTCGGGATAGCGCGCGCTCGCCACCGCCAACATGTCGGCCGAGACATCGACACCGGTCACAGCAAACCCGCGCTCGCGGTAGATTTCGCCATAGCGCCCGGTGCCAAGCGGCACGTCGAGCACCGGACCATCTCGAACGAAGTCGGCGACCGCCAGTTGCTCGCGCGCCCAGCGCAGGGAATGGCAGCGCTCGACGTCATACCGCTCTGCGATGGTGCCGTGATACTTGTCGGGGTTCAAAGCCGGTCCATGACGTGAAGCTTCAGATGCTCGGCGATCCACAACGCAAACTCTCGCGACATGTGGGAAGATTGAACCACAAAATCGTCATCGTCCTTGTGGAAGCCGACGATAATCACCTGATCCCACGATTCCCGACTGCTGTAGGCAAGCGCCTCTTCTGGCGTCATCTTGTTGTGTGGGCCGAGTTCAACGACCTTTTCGTTGGCGCTCATCGTGCTTGCCAGGCTGCCGCGTGTTCCACCCCATGCTTGCAGCCGTCGCTGTTGCAGCCGCCACAGGGCGAAAGACCCTCACGAGACCGAAGCAACTGCATGCGACGCTTGCGCATTGCCGGCGAGGTCCAGATGTCGAGCAGGTGCTCGTGAGCGGCAGAGCCGAAACGCACCACCTTATGCCAATCCTGGGGGCAGAGCAGAACGTCGCCATTCCAATCCAACATCAATTGGTATCCGGCGTACCAGCATGGCCGTGTCGCATCGATCGGCCGCTGCTCGCCGACATTGATCGTCCCGGCCCGATTGGTGAGGTGCGACAGGCCGAAATTCTCTTCCTCCGGCTGCCAGCGGTCGCGCAGGATGAACTCGCTCGAGCCAGCCTCGGCAAAGATAGCCTCGAAATGCTCGATCTGGGATGGCCCGTCATACATCGAGACGCAGATGTAATCGCAGCCGGCCGCCGTGAGGTCGCGCACCATGCTCGCGGTGAGCCGATCGCCATTCGTGGTCAACTCGACGCGGAACTCGCCGAAGGCGCGCACCAGGTCGATGATTTTCGGATGCAGCAGCGGCTCGCCGAAGCCGCAGATATGGACCGTTCCCTCGTAGGCGAGGTCTTTCAGGTCGGCCGCGATCTTGCGCGCCAACTCCACAGACATGTGGAGCCGCTGGTTGGGGTAAATCGCGTCATCGACGCGCGGGCAGAAGACGCAAGCCCGGTTGCAAAGTTCGGTCGGGTTGATCTCAACGAACGAGAACAGCGGCACCTTGCCGACCATCTGGACGCGATCAACGAAGGTCGCCTTGCGCGCCAAGTTGCGGAGCGTGGCGTCGTTGGCGTTCATCAGGCGGCAATGCGCTTGTGCACGTAGACCGAACGATCCGGCGTGATCCGGTAGCCATCGAACTCGACGCCTGCGCCTGGAAGGGTGCCCTTGTCGAGATAGACCCTGCTTCCGTCGCGAAAAATCACGACGCCTTCAATGCTTTCGTCCGATGACAGGACGGCGGCGATTTCCTCGGTGTCGATCTGCAGCTTTTCCATCATCCAACCTTCCTGAAAATCATGAGCCCGTCGCGGTGCACCAAGCGCCCGCTGTCGTCGTAGCTGGCGTGGATGAGTTGGAGCCGATCGCTGGCGAGGAACAGTTTCAGCGCACCGGTAAAGCCGTTGGCGATCTCGGCGCCGTAGCGCTGCTCGCCGTGCAGGAAGGCCTGCGACACGACCAGCAAACCATCGGCGCGCAAGGTGCGCAGCATGTTGGCCAGCGTCACGTCGAAGCGGTGCAGCACATACCAGAGGCACTGGCCGAGCACGACGAAGTCGACCGAGACGCAACCGAAGTCGTCCGCTGTGATGTCGCCCTGCCGGAACACCGCGTCGTGCTGGAGGCTGCGCGCGGTCTTGACCGCCGCTTCGCTGATGTCGATCCCGATCATGGGGCAGATCGCGGCGCGTAGCATCGCGGTCAAGTGACCGTGGCCGCAGCCGATCTCGATGCCGGCATTGAACGGCCCGAGCCTGCCCAGCGTCTCAACGAGGCGCGTGCGGCTCACGGCGTAATAGGCCGCCATCTGGCCCTTGCGGCCGGCCTGGTCCCAAGGATCAGGGTTTTCCGAATAGACCCTCTGCCAGTCGCCGACGAGTTGGAGCTTGCCGTCGGTCTCGGCGAAGACGCCTTCCATCAGGCCGCTTCCGCCAGCCAGAAGGTCTCGATGGCATCAAGCACATCCGGCGCTGTCACGCCGTCGCGAAACACGCCGCCGATCTGGCAATATGCGCAGATGGTTCGTTCGGCATGATGCGCTCGGCCTGCCCGATATAGATGCTCGATCCACTCGAACGGCGACATATCTGCCTTCTCGTTGTTGCACGCGAAGCAGACGATAATCGCCAGCGTGCCGCCCTGCGAGCGAGGGAAAATATGATCCCTTGTGGTGTGGAAGATGCTGCGATTGCGCCCTAGAACCATCTTCACACCGCAGTATGGGCACGGCTTTCCAACGGCCTTTTCGCGTCGCTTGTACAGGTCGATCACGTTCATACCGACTCCACAAAGATGCTGTGGAACCGCTGCATCAGCGCCCCAGAGCCGCACGTCACAAGCAGATGCCCGTCGAGCGGCGCCGGGAAACCCGCCTTCACATGCACGCCGCGCACCTTGAGCGCCGCAGCAACCTCGCTCGCGCGCTCGCCCGGCCCGATCAGCACGTGGTTTGCGAACCAGCCCCGAACATCGAAGCCGTCGGCGCGCAGCGTCTCGCGCAGCCAATCGCGGCCGGCGCAGACCTCCGCAATGCCGGGCTCGATCCATTGCGCCCACATGTCCATCAGCACCGTGGCGGCATGCAGCGAAGGGCCTGAAATCTCGCCGGACTCCCGAATGGCATGAAGCGGCCGGATCACCGAAGGCTGCCCGATGGCATAGCCGACGCGAAGCGCAGCACCGCCGAAAGCCTTCGAAAAGGTGCGCATGATCAGCACGTTGTCGAACTCGTCGACCAGCGGCAGCGCCGTTTCGGCACCAAAGCCGTAATAGGCCTCGTCGATGGCGAACACCGCGCCGATCTCCTGGCAGCGCTGCGCGATGCGCCTCAACTCAGCGAGGCAGAAATAGGTCTCGACCGGCTGGCCCGGGTTCGGCAGGATCAGCAGCCGAACGCCGCTGTCCAGCTTGTCCACGATGTCGGCGACGCCGAGCAATCGTTTCGGGTCCGTGACGATCCGAACCGGCCTCGCGAGGAAAACCTCGGAATAGACGTCGAACATGGCGCAGGTCGGCCAGGTGAAGGCAAACCCATCCGCCGGCTCGCAGCAGAGCAGGATGAGGGTGCGGATAAAATCCTCGATACCGGCGCCGACGACAAGCCGTTCCTCGGCCACGCCGGTGAAAGCGGAAAGCCTGCGATAGAACGCGGCATAGTCCGGATACCAGTTGTCGGGCGGGCCGGCGCGCATCGCTTCCACGACTTCGCTCGGCCATGGCTCGGGGCGTTCAAGACGGTGCAGGCGCATATCCTCGCGCGGGATCGGCGGGATGCGCTTGCGCTCGATCGAGCCCAGATGCCGAAAACACTCACGGAACAACGTCACAGCGCGCGAAACTCCGTCTCGGTCGAGCGGCGCGTCAACAGCTTGACCTCGCCACCATCGGGCAGGATCTTGCCTTCAAGCTCCAGCACCACGCTCGACGTTCCTGGATCCCACGATGCCCCGACGATGCGCACGCGGCAGCGCTTGTCGGGCCACATTTCGCGCTCCAGCACCTCGCGATAGATGCGCAGCGTGGCTCTCACGCTGCGGCGGCCGGCGCCGGGATGGCGGGAACGGCATGAACGGCGGGATTGCCAGGCGCGGCCGGATCGGCAGGATTTGCCACGCCGCCGATGACAAGGCCGCTCTCGTCGAGCGTGCCCTGGCCCGATGCCAGTTCCCTGTCGATGAGCGCCTGTTCTTCTTCCGCGGTGCGCTCGGCGCTGACCGCTTCGCCCTTCTGCAGGCGCTCGTACATGGTCTGGTAGGAATAGCCGCCCTCCTGCCAGCCCTTGATCACGTCGACGACTTCGGCAGGAGTCAACTGGCTGTCGATGAACGACAGGTTCGGCTTGACGATCACCTTTTCAGGATCGAGGCCCATCATGACAGCGATGTAGCGCAGCGCCTTTTCCAGCCCCTTGGCAGAGGCTTGCGCGATGGTGACGAGCGTTGCCGTCTGGGCAGCGAAGCGCAGGCGGCGCGCGTCACCCGATTCCTGGGCAGGAGCATCGGTGTCGAACAGCCTCGCGCCAGCCGCGACCGCATTGTTGCGCTCATCAGTGATGGCTGTGCGGTGCGCCGCGATGCCCGTGCCGGCCGGGCCGACATATTTCGCGTCGGGTGTCTGCTCGCCATCGGCTTTGAGCGAGACGATGACGCCGGCGCCAACTGCTTCTGGCTCATCGCCATTGATGATGAACAGCGTTTCCTGGCCGGTCATGAAGAGTTGCCAGCGGTAGTCGGCTGACAACTGGTACATGCTGACCGCCGAGCGCGCCACGCCGATCAGCGGCGGCGTCTCCGGATCGATCGACAGGTCGCGCGCGCCCATGACGACGAAGGGGATTTGCTCGAGAGCCTTGTCGCCGCGCGCCGTCGGAATGACCGGAGCGCCAGCGCTTAGCGTATCGCCGGAATGGATCGTGGCTTGGTATTTGCCGTCGACCATCTCAAGCACGCGATACTGCTTTTCCTCAACCCAGTCGAAGCCTTGGCGCACGAGGCCAGTCTCATCAAGCACATAGAAATCACCGGCTTCCGACCAGTTGATCAGCGCTTCGGTGCAATAGGTCACGATGTACGGCAGGTCGCTTCCGGTGCTCGCGGCGCCCGCCAACAGGCCATAGCGCCCAGTCGTCAAAAGCTCTGCCGTGATCCTCGCATGCAGCGCCTCCAGCGGCAGGCCTTCCTTTGTCGCCTTCTCCCACAGCGGCTGCATCGCCGGTGGCATTTCGATCTGGCTTTCGGTGCGATGGATGACACCGATCATGCCGCCAACGGTCGGCCCAACGATCTCGGGGAACTGCGCCCGCATCTTGTAGGCTTCGTACATGGCGTCGCCGGCCGGCTGCGCCTTGAAACCTGACGGCCTCGGCAGGTAGGTGATCGTTTCGCACTTGATGGCCGTTTCGCCACGCGCCGAGTCACGCATCAACCGCCACTCTTCGATCCGAAGATCGTAGTAGGGATGATGGCTGTCGACGGAATTGGTCATCAGTATATGCCTGCGTACCCCGTTTTGGTTTCCTGTTTGCGCTTCAGCAGTTCGTTGAAGGCGCGGCTTGTCGAGTCCGCATCATCGTCATGCAGACCTTCGGGAAAGCCTTCCAGTTCGTTGAACCAGTCGGTGTTCCATGGGCCGCGAAGGACGAGGACGTTTCCGGCTTCAGCCTGGGCGGAAAACCCGCCGAAGCGCGTCACCTTGTCGCCCGTTTCAGGCGAGGAGCGCACGCGATAGCCGGCGAGCAGCTTTGTCAGCGTCGCTATTTGAGCTTTTCCCGCCTGGCCGGGATCTTGTGGAAGCGAGATATCGACCTCGCGCCCGTCTTCGGATGCGGTGTTCTTGATCATCGTCTCGACGCCGGATGGCGATCGCCTGTCGCGTCTATGATCGGTGACGATGTAGCGCCCGTCCGTGAGCAGGCCGACCCTTGTCCCGCACGTCCAGTCTGGGTCGTTGGCCTCGGTCTTTGGCGTCGCGCCAAGGTCCCAGGCGCGCATCCATTTCGAGACCTTGGGAACAGCATCGACAATTTCGCACCAGGAGCGCTGGAAATAGAGGCCGGCAGCGGGCCGGATCTTCCAGTTGCCGCCGAGAAGGCGCTCGCGCTCCACCGTGGGCAGCGCCATGAGGTTGGCGAGATAGCCAGGATCGGCCGCCATCAGCGCCGGATTGTCGGTCAATTTTGCCGGAATGAACGTCACCGACTTCGGCGGGATCGGCGTGTTCGTGATCGGATCGATATGCTGCGCCAAGTCTTCCGGGCTATCGGCCCAGATGATGGCGTCGCCGATGCGGACGAACCAGCGCAGGATGCCGGCGCGCTCGGGATTTGCCCGCCCCGTCTCGGGATCGATCCACCAGGCGATGAACTCGGCGACCCAGGAGTCGGCATCGGGATTGCAGGTGGCGCGGATATAGGGCCGCACCCCGCTCATGGAGCGGTTGCGCGAGACCATGTACCAGAACTGTTTCGCCGAAAAATGCGTGAGCTCGTCGAAGCCCAAATAAGCGACCTGACTACCTTGCCAATTGAGGACCGTCTTGTCGTGTTCGAGGTGAGCGAACGACATGGACGCGCCGGCCGGGAACTTCCATTCCAGCACGTGCTCTTTCGGGTCTGCTCCCGCAAGCGGATAAAGCTTGAAGCTTTCGTCCCAGAGGCCGCCCTCGTTGCGGACCTGGACCGTGGTGCGGCGGAAGATGACGCCGCCGAAGGCTGGGTTGTGCACGTGGCGCAACGGCTCGAGCAACAACGCCCAACTTTTTCCACCCCCGGCCGCACCGCCGAGTATGGCGATGTCGGCCGGAGTGGCGAGAAACATCAATTGAGGACCAGGCTGCGGCCGAATGACCGTCTGCGCAGCGCCTGTCGCGCTATCCCCTGCCATTGTCGGGAAGCTGGAAAATCGCCACAGTCGCCGGTATTGGCGGCAGGTCTTTCCCGTCCTTGCCTGTCAGTTCACGCCGGTTGGTGAAGGCGTTGCCCTGTTCCTTGGCGGCCTGTTCCAGCAGTTGCGCCGATAGCGCCATATTGCCTTGCGTCTCGGCCTTGTCCGCCATGCGCTGGAGGGCGCGGAGGCGAACGGCGCGGTGCGAGATTGCGATCGGCGCGGTGTCTTCGAGAAAAGTCTTGCGCGTCTCATCGAACAGCGCGCGCCACTTCGGTGCGACCCTGGCGCCGGATTTCTTCGTATGGTCGTGGCTCTCGACCAGCTGGCGCGTGATATCCAGCCCAAGTTCCCGTTTGACCGCCGCGACGACCACAGACGGCGTGTCGAAGCAGGCGAGCCCCTGAATGATGAAGGCTTTCACCTCGTTCGAAAGCTTTGCGACCATGGCGCTGGCCGTCTAACCGCGGTCCAATGGCGACGGGCGCTTGCCTGATAGCTTGCGCTTCTTGCCCTTGACCGCCTTTTTTTTCGCCAAGCTGACCGGCTTTGCCTTGCGCTCGGGCTTGGCCTTCGTGCCGGGGATCTGCGTGTAGCGGATCATGCCGCTGCCCTTAGCTGGCAGGTGCCGCAGGCTTGGGAGATGCGAACGTTGGCGATCTCTGGTCCAGCATTGGCAGCATCTACCAGTTCGCGAACATGGGCGGCGTCTGCACCGTAGCGGCGGACGACGCCGATAAATTCTTCGACGTCATGTCCACGGATGGCGAAGGCCGGCAGGCCGGACTTGCGGAACTTTGGAGCGCCGAATGCGTCGCGCTCCTGCCCTGCATGATATGTTTCGTGCTCCACCAGCGCCATGAACTCGGCGTCGGAACACGTGTCGCAATATCCCGCATCGAACGTGAGCAGGAAATCCGGGATGTCGCCGAACCAGTCGAGCATCTGGCGCTCTATCCGGCCGCGCAACCATTTGCCGGCGGGTGGCAGGCCGCGCTCGCATTGCCCGATGACGGAACGCCCCGCCCTGCCGTTGGGAACATTGGTCCACAGTGCCGCGAGCGTCGCGGAGCGCAGGTGCTTGTGATCTTCGTTGAGAAGGCTCGCGCCCTCATCGATGAAGCACTGGCGCGCCCAGGTGATGATCTCGGGCGCCGGGCGAAAGATCGGCTCGCCTGAAATTTCGAGGATGTCCTCGGGCGGACGAGGCCGCATGGCGACCGGCGATCCCGCACGTGCTTCGGCCACCGGCCGGAAATCACGCTGCATTGGTTTGAAGCTCCGCTTCGATGAATTTTCGACTGTACCCACTTGTAACCAAAATGGTTACGTCCTATCCTCTACCAGAGGAAGGGGGAACGCTCATGACCCAGTTGCAAGTTCAATCGCTGAGAACGAACCAGCTTTGGGCGTTGCTGCGCACGAACAATGCGCACAGCGATCAGGTTTACTGGACAAAGGTTGAGTTGCGTCGGCGCGGCTATGCCGTTTGACGGGCGGATTCGGGAAGCGGGCACGACAGACTCAGGATGCATGAATCGCTAGCGACCCCCACCACTTCCGTCAAGAACTATTTGCAACCATTTTGGCACCATCCACCACGGAGAGACACGATGACCTGCGAATGCATCGCCAAAGTCGATGAACTGCTCAAGCCGCACAACACGCGGCTGCAACTGCTCCTGATCCTTAGCGGCCCTAACAGCGAACTGCCGTACATCGGGACGGAGCAGATCGAGAAGGGGCGCGGCAAGCCTAAGGCGAAGACGATGTTTCCGAGCTTCTGCCCGTTCTGCGGCACGAAATACCGCGCCGATGAGGTCGAAAACTCGGCGGCGGCGTAACGGCCTCCACCCAATCACCATCCACACCCATGGAGCGAGCAATGACGAAGATCGATGACGGCGGGCCGATGTTTCCGACACTCGCGAAGGTAGGCGCTGTGGCTGTATCGGAAGGCGGCATGTCAAAACGCGAGTACTTTGCAGGTCAGGCGCTTGCAGGTCTGTTCGCGCAGACCGGCCTGACCATTGACATCGATGGATCGCGCTTGGGTGAGAAGCGCGCCGGCGTGTGCGTGGCGATGGCCGACGCGTTGATAGCGGCCCTTGAAAAGCCGCCTTTCGACCCGTCCGACGTCGAGCGCAAGGTGCGCTACGCCTTCACGGATGGTGCGAGTTTCCCGCCAGCATCCCTCAACAACATCGGCGATTGCCGTCTCGCTTGGGTCAACGAGGGCGACATCGGCATGCTCGGCAAGGAAATCGCCTAATGGCTTCCGTCCCCTGCAATGGCTGCACCGTGTGCTGCCGGAACGAACTGATCTTCCTTTATCCAGAGCATGGCGACATCGTTGCGGCCTATGATGCGGAGCCAGCGGTAAATCCCGTCACGGGAAAGACAGGATACGCGCTCCGGCGAAATGAGAGCGGCGCTTGCGTCTACCTGGGCGCAGCCGGCTGCACGATCCACGATCGGGCGCCGACGATCTGCAAGACGTTCGATTGCCGGTTGTTCCTGCTTCGCTTTGGAGACAGGGCGGGTCAGAGGCGCGCGCTTCATGAGGGGCGGATAGATCGCGAGACCTATGGAGCGGCACGGGCGCGGCTGCATACGCTTGGCGATTTGGACAAGTCCAACGCCTTGCCAGTCGCGATTTAGCATATTCCACTTGTAACCAAAACGGTTACACCGTATATTGATCTGGCTACAAGATTTCCTGCCACGGAGACCCGACATGCTCGCCCTGCTTCCCCAGACAAAGCCTGAGTTCCTGCGCGATGTCGTGCGCATGAAAAGGAGCCGCGGCGACACCGACGTGTCCGAGTTCATCGACATCTGCCGCGATTTTGCATCGGGTAGTTTCGCCACGATCGAAGGTGCTGCGCGCCACATGCGCCGGCAGACGCAGGGCAAGAGCCGGTTCAACGAATACTGGCGGGCGCGATTTGCCTTCCTTGCCGACCTCGATGCGGTTCTTGACGGCTCGTTTGGGCTCGATTTCATGGCGACGACAAATGCTTGAGCGCACCACAATCACCGAAGCGCTCGCCATGTGGTCGCACTGGCATTGCGACATCTCCCCGCTCGGCCCGCGTGGCGACTACGCCCTCGACATGCAACTCGCGGATGCCTTCCGTGCCCTGCTCTATCGGCCGGCCCTGAAAGACAGGCTTGCCTGGATCGAGCGGGAGTTGCGCCGCGCTAGCCGCAGGCGCCCCAGCGACGACCGTTACCACGCCGAAATCATCTCATGGTGGCTCGCGATTTGGGAGACCGAGAAGGCTCCCATCGTTGCCCGCCGTTTCCACGAAAGGGAGTTGCGTCTATGCGTTTCGTAATGATTGATTCCGGCCTTCGCCGGGTGTTCGACCTGATGACTCCGTGCCGGATCGATGAGGAATTCATCGGAACAATGGTGCGAGGCGATTCCCTGGAGCGCGTCGAATTGGCCGACGATCTCGACCTTTGGGTCTCATCCGAACCCGTGAAGACGCGCTTCCGGCTGTTTGCCGACGGTCCGGAGTATGTCGGGAGCGGGTTGCTCATCGGGCGCAGCGCGCTCGGCGACGTGAAGAGCCTGCCGCGCTGGCTGACCTTCGAGGCGATATCAGGCTGGGTTGTCTGGCCGAGGAGCTACGATGCGCCGCAGCCGCGCCGGAAGATCGCGAGGCCGACCGGGTTTCCCGCGATCGGCCTTCCTCTCGAAACCTCCCACGGAATCGGGTGCCGAAGCGCCAGAGAGGCTTCTTACGTAGCGCCGATGTATGGCTGACGAAAGAAGCCGAGTGGCGTCAGCACAGGTATTTTCGTTGGTGCCACTTGTAACCATTTTGGTTACACGCTATGTTCCTCTCAACACCAGATGAGGACACGGACATGAACGCCACTGCAATGATCGCACCTTGGGCCGACAAAACCAGCCACGCCTATGCGCATGGCTTTGACCAGGGCTTCAAGGGCCGCACGTTCCGCAATCCCTGCGCCGGCAACCCTGCCGGGACCGACAACCACTATTTCGGGTTCCTTGCTGGCGAGACCGCCAAGGCCAAGGGCTTCCTGACCCGCGAGGATTACGAGGCCCACGAAGCCGCCGACGATGAGCCGGGCGAAACGGTTCGCGCGTCCGAAGTCCACACCTATGGCCCCGGCTCGACCTGTTCGCACGGCATCCGCTGGCCGTGGGCTTGCAACGATTGCGACGCCTGAGCCCTTCCCCACCCCCTTGCATCTGGAGAACGACGACAATGGCTAGCGACGAATTCGAAAGCCGACAGGTGCGCAGGCAGTTTGAGCGCAAGGCGAAGTTGAATGGGCTTGGTCTGTTGGTCTTGCTCGATGCGCCCCTGACTTACGACTGGAACGGCCACAAGGGCATGGAAGTCCAGAGCGCCGGCATGTCGGACATCGAGGTTGCTGGCCGTGTCCGCATGCTGATGCGTGACGACTGGAACCACGAGGAAATCTGCACCCTCGCTCGGGACCGTATCATGGGCTTGTCCAAGCGCCTCGCGGAGTTGCGCGCAGCCATCGCCAAAGCCACGTCCTAGCACCCCTCTCACGCAACCAAGAACACACCGCAGACCGGAGACAGGGCAATGACGACAGGAAACCTTGGATACGCTGATGGCGACACGTGCAACCGCGAAGGTTGCATGGGAACGATCGCGTTCCACGCCTCGGAGAATTGCTCCTGCCATATCAACCCGCCGTGCTTTTCCTGCACGTCAGTCACCGCTTTCTGCCCGGTCTGCGAGTGGGAAGAAAAGGACGATCCGCTGGTCGTTCAGGAGATCGCGTCCATCCATTTCGGATCGGGCTTTGCCTACGTCGAGCGCAAGAAGCGCGTCCTTGATCCGACCAAGATTGATTACCTGATCGAGATGCACAGCAGCGCCTCACAGAAGGTGATCGGCGTCTATCCCGAAGGCACCAGCCGACAGGAAGTCGAAGCCCGCGTCAAGGGCACCTTCGGCGGGCGCTTCAACTCATTCAAGGACGGGCGGTTCGAATACATCGCCTACACCGACTGAACCACACCGCAGACCGAGAAGGAACGAGACGATGACGACGGCAGATGACGACAAGTTCCCACTCACCGCTGAGGAAGCTGAGAGCCTTTTGGCTGAAGGCGAGTACGTTCACAATTTCATGCAAGCTGGTTTTGCGATCCTTGGTTGCGACTATGGCCGCGCCGAAGCAATCGCCGCCTTCAAGGCTGCAAAGTCCATCGAGATTGGGGGCGACGGCTGCAAGGGCATGAAGCATCCGATCGTGGTGTTTGGCCCAGATGGCAGGCATTCGTTCTTCGCTGCTGACATGGCCAAGGTTGAGGCTCTTGAGGCCTCCCGAGCCGCTTCGGTGCCGGCATGAACGCCTTCCACCGTACCTCTCACTTAATGGCAGAGACACTGGCGGAAAAGCTGGAGTGTCCCTATTGCGGCGCGACGAAGGGTCTCCGCTACAAGCACCGTGGCTACGGGCCGGTGCCGCCCGAAGTGACGTGCGAAGGGTGTTTCACGCCGCGCGATGACGGCCCGACGTTCGATGATCTGCCGGAAGTCGTGGCGGTGCCAGCATGAACGCCGCCCGCTTCAACAACGCCCTCAGAATCCTCCTCTCCCTTGACACCTCCGACCTCATCAATGGAGGAGTAGTCGACCAGAACTGGGGAACGGCGGAAGCTTCATCGCGCGATCAGGTGCGCGCTTTCCTTTCAGATCCAGTCCGTGAAGCGCTCCGCATGCCGGATGCGAACTTTGATCGGCTGTTTGCGCTGGTCGAGAGCCGGCAGCCGGAGAGCAAGTCAACCCAAATCAGGAGCGTTTCCCATGTCTGATCAACAGACGCCGCCTCGCCCAACTCGCCTCACTCCCGAAATGGCGTTGCGTGCCGGGCGCGTCGTTGCCGAGCAACTGTCGAAGGACGGGCACATCGAGCCGCGCCAGTTCAACGACGCTGCGGCAGATATCGCCAGGCATGGCCGGCCCCACATGGACGGCTACAAACTGGCGAAGGCCCTCGACGATGACGAGGGCTGGGATTGTGACATGCAGATGGTCGAAGCGCTCGACGACTTTTCACACGCCGCCGACAAGGAAATCAAGGCAGCACAGAAGGCCTGGGCAGAGGCTAACGACATCAAGCCGCCGTTCCCAGTCGGCACCAGCGTCATCGCGAGGTGGGGCGGCGACGATTACCCGGGCACGATCGACCAGGTGTTCGGCTACGGCGTGGCGCAATATGCGGTGAAGGCCGACGGCGAGACTGGCACGACGCGCATGATCGTCGATTATGAAAACGTGCGGGAGGCAGTTCTATGATCGAGTCGACCGACATTGCCCAGGCGCAGCAGCCGCGCTACATGGACCCGACTCCGGTCGTGTTCGAGCGCAACGGCGAGGTCTACGCCAACAGCCGTGACGTGGCAGCATATTTCGAGAAAGAGCACCGCCACGTGCTCGACGCCATCGACAACTTGATCAAGGCCGAACCGAACTTGGGTCTGCTGAAGTTTCGGCAGACCCCATATGTTGAGGCGCAGAACGGTCAAACCTACCGCTCCTATGAAATACACCGCGACGGGTTCACCCTGCTCGCGATGGGATTCACCGGGCCGAAGGCGCTGCGCTTCAAGATCCGATACATCGACCGCTTCAACGAAATGGAGGCTTCGCTTCGCAAGAGCGCGCCACCGATTGTCGACCTGAATGATCCATCCTCCCTCCGCACCCTGCTCTTGAGCTATTCTGACCAGAATATCGAACTCAAAAAGGAGGTCGACCAGCTGCGCCCCTCGCATGAAGCGCTGGAGCGCATTTCCGAAGCCGATGGCTCGTTTTGCATCACCGATGCGGCGAAAGCGCTCCAGATGCGTCCGAAAGACCTGTTCGCGTGGTTGCGCCAGAACGGCTGGATTTACCGGCGCTCCGGCTCGGCGCACGATCTCGGCTACCAGTCCAAGACCTCATCCGGATTGCTCGAGCACAAGATCACCACGGTCTTGCGCGGCGACGGCTCGGAAAAAGTCACGGAACAGGTGCGGATCACAGCAAAGGGCATGACAAGGCTGGCGGTTTTGATCAAGCCGGCGGTGCGACTCATCGGAGAAAAGCAGTGAGCGGGCCAGTTCGCGTCCAGCTTTCGCGTGCCAAGGGCTGGCGCATGCCAGAGAACACCGTGAGCGTGGCGCGACCGCACAAATGGGGAAACCCGTACAAGGTCGGATCAATCGACCCTCGCTCGGGCGGCGTGATGGACGCCGATACGGCAGTCGAGAGGTATCTGGCCAACATTCTTCGCAACGGCCGGGAATCTGAAATCATCGGCGAACTGCGCGGCAAGAACCTCGCCTGCTTTTGCCGACTTTGCGATCCCTGCCACGCTGATGTGCTGCTCGAACTCGCAAACGTCTAGCAGCCCCGGCAGCGCGCGTCAGTCGCCGCTCTTCCCGTCACATGTCCGAGGCTTGCCGCGCTCATCCTGCCCAGGCTCTGGCGGCGTGGCGTTCGATTTCGAGGCTTCCCGCGCCAAGAGCCTGGTGCATCGCACGCAGTGCTTGAAATCACCAGGCTCAAGCAGCCAGCCAGCCGCTGCATCCTGCGCGCCACAAAGCGAGCGAGCCAGGCCGGCGCCGACGCGGCGGAAATAGTGTGCGCTGGCGCGCGGTGCCTTCGATGCCCAGCCCTCGCGAAATGCTGCCATCGCTATCTGCTCTCGACCTGGATCACTCGACCCTTTCGAAAAATGCGGTTCGCTTCGACTCGGGCGCTGGTGATCACTACGCCCTCGCGGCGCATCCTGCCGTTGAAATAGCGCAGCAAGCTAGCGGTGACAGCCCTCCATGCTTCAACTTCGGTTGGGTAGACCATAGGTTTGCCGCCGGGAGCGAGAACCGGCTCGGCCTGACCGTCCTCTGCGAAGCGCAGCATGGCAAGAAATCCGGTCGGCGTTTCGCGCGTAAACCCTGCAAAGCAGTTCATACATTCCGCCTTCCGAAATTGGCATCGAACTCTTTGAGCCAGGCCGCGCCCTTTGCTGACGCCTGATACCGCCGCGCATTCTTCGGATCACGATCGAGGAAGCCATTGTCGTGAAGCTTCAGGCAGGAGCGGATCGAACACGGCCGGATGGCGAGGAACCATGTCCCGCCGATCGATGCGCGCAGGATCGCCTTTTGCGATGGGCCGGGCGCATAGACCTTGCCGACATAGGTCATGGCTGATCGCCTTCGATGATCTCGCCCGTCTCAGGGTCATGCGGCGGCAGTTCCGCCTCCAAGCCCCATGCCGACCAATTTGGCCGCGCCGGACCGCGCCGGTTCAACTCGATCTTCGGCGTGTTCGGCCAAAGCTTGTCGATCCAGTCGAGGAACAGTTCCGGCTTGGCCGAGTGTTCGCCGCTCGGCGCCATGATCGCTTCGCCTTCGAACCAGGAAGGAAGTTTCGGATCGTACATATCGGGCGCGACCGGATTTCCGCGCGTGGCGACGAGCAGAATCTCATGCTTGCCGCGGTTCCAGTAGCCGGTGATGATGCGCTCTTTCAGCCAGGCGAACGAGGTGACGTAGCGGGCGTCGGTCTTGACCGGACGGAGATTACCTACCTCCGCATCACGCTCCAGCACCGCAAAGCCCCATGCGTCGAGGACGCAAATCGCCTCGATCAGCATCGGCGCCGTGGCCCACAGGAACAGTATGCAATCGTCGGCCGCGATCGACGCGACGTCGCGCGCCATGATCGCGTCGAGGCTGGATGTCGGGTAATGGTTGTCGGCGGCGCGATCCATGCCGGTTTCTCGGCTGTATGGCTCGAAGCGCCATTCCGGGTCGGCCAGGATCAGCCCGAACTTTTGGGTCGGCAGCGCGCGCTGCGATGCGGCGAGCTCCGCCTCGCGCTGGTCGCGCGACATGCGTTTCTCGCCGGCCTTGAGCAGATTGACCGTGACGCGCTCGTTCTCGATTTCGATCCGATTGCGCCAGTCGCCGACCATGGCTTCGAACTCGCCTTCGGGAACCGCCGCCATCTTCTGGGCTCGCGCCGACATCTTGCGATCGACGCCGACGTCGGAAAGCGTGGGCTGCTCCGGAACCTGTCCCCTCGAGGCACTTGTTTTCGGGCGGCCTCCCGGGTTGAGGCCGATCGTGGTCTTCTGCGCCACGATCAATTCGCCCAGCCGGCGCTCGGCGCGAATCCTGATCTCGGCCGCGTCGACCTCCATCTGATGATTTTTCGCTTGCCTGGCATAGGCGCGCATCGCCTCGGCCTTGTCGTGGAAGTCCTTCACCTCATCGATAGACTTTGCGCTGGCGAGCGCCATGCAGGCTGCGTCATAGCGAACGAGCGATGAAACGGGCGAGGCGTCGCCGATTGTTTGCGTGCGGATCATGCTGCCCTCCCAAAGATCATAAGCCCGGTTGGAATATTGGTGCCTGCTTCTGCAAAGCTCCCGACCGGCAAATCCCGCCACCTGCCTTTGAGTTCGCCGTGATCGTAGTGAGCCGTCGCCGGGAGAACGGAAATAAGCTTGCCGCCAGGCTTCAGAAAATCCGTAGCGTGACGAACGTGCTTGACGTAGTGGCGCCCATAGAATGGCGGGTTCATCACCACGAAATCGAACTCTGGCTTTGCCGGGCATTCCAGGAAGTTGGCTGTCAGGACGTTGTGACCCTTGGCCCTCGCTTCTGCGGCGCGGCCGGCGTGGACTTCGATTCCGAGCGACAGGCAACCCCGATCGCGCAGCTCATCCAATATCCGACCATCACCGCATGATGGCTCCAGAACACGATAAGGAGGAGCTTCCCGGCGCGAATATTCGGTAGGCCGATAAATGCCCACCTCGGATAGCGCTTCGTCTATTACCGCCTTCGGCGTCCAGTAGAATTGCAGGTCTTTGGAAACAGAAGTGCCGGTGCGCTTTGGCGCATTCTCTTCCTCGGCATCCGGCAAAACCTCGCCATAGAACTCTGCAAGCGCGCGGTTGATGTCTACCAGCGTGTCGGGAGGGAAAATGACATGCCCGTTGCCGTTCCTGAACTTCCGCACATGCAGGCCACGAACGGTTGCATCGCCGTCAGTCTCCCGAGTGTAGGAGTGCAGGCCGTCAACCTCGGCGAAGTCGACATGCTCTGCCATCGGCTCGCCGCGATAGGCCGCGAGGGCGTTCACGATGTCGCGAAGCTTGTTTCTGCCATAACTGCCGTAGCCGGACACATTCGACAGGATAATCCGCTTCGGCAAACCCTTGACGCCGATCTTCACCTTGGAGTGAGACTTGTAGGCCGGGTCGAGATCGGAGAAGACTTCGGCCAGACCGCGCAAGATATGATGGCGAGGCCGCTCCAGATAATCGCCGAACGTCGCCTTGGCGTTGTCGAAGGTTAGATCCGGCGGGTTCTCAACCGTCTGGTCGAACAGCTTGCGGTCGCGGGCGCTGGCAATGCGGTCAATTTGGAGGCGATCGTAAATCGCCTTCCACCCCGATTTACAGAGGTTCCGCTTCAGGCTTTCAGCGCTGACATGCGGGCGATGCTGCGAGACAGGGCCAACGAACTTGCCCTGAATGCATGCTGCCATTTCCAGTCGCGTGTAAGCCGCCTCGAAGGCCTTCACCTCAGCCTCCATGGCGTCACGTTTCTGATCGTATTCCTCGATCAGGTCGGTGACGGTGCTTTGGCGCGCAAGCGCGTTCATCACACGCCTCGCCCGGGAACGAACAAACAAATGGTCCGGCTGTCATCCAGCCCGCCAACGGGATTGGCGAATGCTCCGTGGGCAGCGCGGGCTGCTTCGGCATACGCCTTGGCGGCATCCTCTTTTTCGACATAGCGGCCGAGACTGTGCGTCTTTCCGAATACAGTGATATCAGCCTTCCATTTGCCTCTGGAGGCATCCCAAACAACGCCCTTTATGCCGCTCTTATTGCGACGACTCAGCCCTGAGTTGGCGCCGTTGAGGCTCTTGTTGGCCCTACGCAGATTTGAGCGTCGATTGTTGAGGCCATCGTTGTCCCTATGGTCGACAAGAATCCCAGGCTTAGCGACGAAGATTAGGCGATGAAGGTAGACCGACCGTCCGTTTCGGGTTGAGACCGCATACCACTTCGATCCACATTGCGACGCTCGCCATTTGGAGCCTACGATCAGCGGAAGATCTACGGCATCAATGATGGCGAACATGCCTTTGGTGAGCGGAATTTCGAGGATATCGTCCATCGGTCAAAAGCCTCTTGAGGGAGCAAAAAGACAGATCGTCCTGCTGTCGTCCAACCCACCCACCGTGCAAAGATGAAACCGGCCGTCAGGGCTCATCTTCACCTTGGGATCGGTCATCGGGATCAGTTCATGCGTGTTGCGGATTTCGTAGCCGCGAGCGCCTTCGATGATGTCGGCGTCGGGAACTTCGCGGCAGTCGATTCCGCTGCAGCAATTTTGTGGATAGCTCCAACCCGTCGGCGCGTCGTGGCTATGCGCCTTCCCGCCGAACAGCGTGTTGAGGAAAAGTACCGATGCGGCTATAGCCAGCACCCACTGCAGGAAGAGGAAGCGCTTGCGCTCGGCGGTCATGGGGCACGGTCCACGATGCCGACGAACGTCATCTTGTGTTCACGACAATAACGGCGGAACGCGGCACCGTGCAGTTCGCCGGGAAGCATGTCGATGGAGTGGCCGGTCGTGCCTCCCTTCCATGATCCCTTGCGCTCGCCGGTCTCGCCGGAAAACTGGAGGTCGAGCGAGCGGCGGATTTTCGGCTTGCGGAACAGGGAGAGCCACTTGAACCAGCCGGTTCCGAACTTCCACTCCCATTCCTCAATCATGGTGGTGACAGTCAGGCGCTCGTCGTCGAAGTCATCGAAGGCAAACGAGACCGTCGGCGTTGCCTTTTCGATGGCGCGCTCGCGCTCCCATCGGCCGGAATCGAGCGTGTAGCTTTTTCCGGTATCGGGCATGGTCGCGACATGCTCGCCGTTGATGCCGTAGAAGCTCTTGCGGACATGCCGCCATTGCGTCCACGGGAGGAACTTCCCCCAGCGCTGTTCGGTGCTGCTGTCGTTGGTCTGGCGGCCGAGCATGACGCTCAGATGGCCTTCGGAGTAGGTGAATCCGTATTCCCGTTCGTGCGTGTCCCAATACCAGTCGCGGCCGAGCCGTTCGATGGTTTCGGCATCCCAAAATTTGGCAGTGACCTTCCGGCGCCAGGGCTTCAGCACTTGAGGCAGAGCCAAGATGAGCGTGTGGCCGAATCCGCTCAGGCGAAGGTCGCAGCCGGGGTATTCGTCATCACCGGAGCCGAGCACGATGGCCAACGGCCGGTAATGGCCGCGCTTTTCATGCGCGTAGGTGAACGGGCCGAAGTAGTGGTCGTGATCGCTCCAGCGGCGGTGATAGTGTCTGCTGAACATGCCCATCACTCGCGCCCCAGTTCAGTCAGTGCTGCCTTGCACGACGCCACCAGCTTGCGATCCGCTGACATGTCACGCTCTGCCTTGATCCTCGCTTCGGTGATGCGCTCACCAAGGATTGCCATCTCGACATCATGGCGCGCCTTTTCGGCCTTGCGGTCAGCATCGAGCCTTGCGACATCGGCCTTCATGGCGATCCTGGTGTCTGAGATCCGTTGATCGTATTTCGCAATCGCGAGGCGATGCGCCTTAGCGAGCCGCTCCAGTTCTGTCTCCGGGTCCATCGCCTTGAACGAGACGACCTTGAGGCCTGGATTGAGCGCAGTATCCATCGCGCCTGCGAGGTCTGCGGTGAGTGCTTCTGCGTTCATGCTGGAGGGTTCCTTCTGTTGCCTGTTGAAAATCATGCTGCGACGCCCAAGCGTTTTTCCATGAGCCGGAGCCGCCGGTTGATCCTGCGGCGCGACCACGCCAGCCAGAACGCCAAGGGGCGGCCAGAGACGGGCGCTTCAAGCGCCTTGCGGAACTGCTGCTCGGGCATGTGACCCTTGAGCTTGTTGCAGGGGTCGCAGGCCGCCACGATGTTGTTGCGGTGATCGAGGCCGAACGCGGCGCGCGGTTGGCGATGATCTGCCGTTGCGGTCCTGGCTGTCAGCGGCTCGTCGCAGTAGGCGCAAAAGCTCTTTTGCTCGCGGCGCGCGTCCTCGCGAAATGAGCGGCGGAACGCTGCGTCCAGTTTCCCTTGCTGGTAGCGGTTGAGCGGCCTCATTCCGCGGCCTCGCCGTACTGGTCGGCTACGAGGGCACCGACGATCTCGTCGATCCAATCCTCTCGCCACCATGAGGACTTTCGGAACGTGCCAAGGTTGCTTGGCGCTGCCGCCATCCCCTTGCCGTAGCCGCAGCATCGGGCAACGCCCATCTTGCGCGCTTCGGGAAAGGCTTCGATCAATGCAGCAAACGCGAGGTGCCGGCCGCGCGCTTCCAGGTTCGAGGCCCGCCCGAGTGCGGTCAGCATAGGATTCGTGCCCGTCAGCCGGCAGGCGGTGACGAGCGCAAGGGCGACGGAGTCTGCGGAGGGGAACATCTCAGATCACCCCAGCCGCAAATCGATCCGCTTCCCGGTCGGACTGTGCTTTCAGGCGCGCGACGATCTCGGCTTGCGTCCACGTTGCAGCCTTGAGGCTCATCGCTTCAGCAGCAATGGCTATATCGAGGACTTCAAGACTGGCGCGGAACCAATGGCTCCCAAGGGCCGCACTGGCGAGAAACCGCTCCACGCCCATGACGATGGTGCGCGCCACGGCTGGGCCTTGGGTCCAGATGATGCGTTCGAAGCGCAGCGCTTGCCATGTGCCTGGCTGCAGCGTGGAGAGGTGCGCTTCGAGATTTTCTGCGGAGGCCAGCCGGAAGACGCCGACATCACCTGCGAAGCCGACAGCCACGACAGCGGCATAGCCAGCGTTGCGCCTCCGCCGGATCAAGTCCCTAGACATGGTGGCGTCAAGCGGCATCGACTGCCTTCCGCTTGGCCGTGACGAATGGCGGCAAAGTCGCTGCGCCTAGCATCAGCCGATATCGGCTCATGGCCAGCATGCCGCTTGAGACCTTCGCGCGGACCTGCTCGGCAATGTTGTTCGCTACAATCCAGCGCACCTTCATTTCGGCGGCTTGGCGGGCTCGTTCGGCGGCGTGAGGGTCTTCCATCGGCTCGCTCCTATTGTTCCGTTGCTTCGGCTTCCTCACGGCGCCGACGCTTCTCGTCGCTCTTCCGGTCCCGCCGCCGCCGGTCGATTTCCTTGAGGCTCAACCGGCGGAAACCACGCGACGTGCGGACCAGTCCGAACTCGGTCTCAATGCCCTTGAGGATCTGCCCCAGCACCCGGTTGCGGATGTCCCACATGGCCCGCCTGTCGAAGCCAAGCCGGTGCTTGTCGTAGATCCTGCCGCATTGCTCGATGGAGAGGCCGGCGGCGCGCGCCACCACCGTCCGCTTCATGCGCAGAACGTCCTTGCCGTTGTGGCCTCCAACGACGAAACGAAGCAGGTCCAGCACATCGACCATGCGGTCCGATGCATCCTCGTGGACCACGACGCGCACTTCCGTGTCGTCGTACTGGGGCATTCCGTCGGCCAGGCGTGACAACTCGCGGATGCGGGCCTCTAGCTCGGTCTCGCGCGCCGAGGGCATCGCCGAGCCCATGCGGGAAACCATGCGCCGTTCGACATCGGGCAAGAGGCGCGCGGTGTGAACCGCGTCTGCGATCAGCAGCCAAAGCAAATCCCGCGGTGTCGGCAGTCCCTTCGCGTTCTTGATGAAGAACCACGTCTCAGCCAGGCGGAAGTGCTCGACCAGGCGGTCGACCCTCTTGTCGAAGTCATTCGGCTTGTCGAGGAAAAGACTGCTCATTCGTTCAAATCCGCCATGTCGAATCAGCAACCACTTTGATTGCCTATGGTGCCATTTTGGTTACATCGTCAGCAAATAGAATTTGCCTCGACTGGCCCATAAATTACCCCCGCAACCCACTTCGCACCGACCGGCAATTGCCTGGCAGCGCTGAACGACCGGAATTGCTCCACCGAGACATCCTCGTGCAGAACGGGCCGATTCGCATTCTCGGCCTTGCGCTTGTTCGACATGATCTCGAACGGCGCTAGGTTGCCGCGGTGATATTCGAGAGCCGGCCGCTTCGGCGCGTTGAGCAGGCGAAGGTATTCCTCGCTGGCCCTGGCCTCGCGAACGAACTCGGGAACCGACGGGGCGAATGTCATGTGCTGCTCTGGAACGTCGCCTGACAGGTAGCGCCGCACCGCGCGGACGACTGCCTCAGTCGATAGGCTCGCCAATTGCTGCATGTATGAATCCAGCAATAGATCGTAGTTTTCCGTCGTCTGAGGAAACCCGTTCAGCATCCGGATCATTTCCTTCGCCTTGATTTCTCTCTCGCTCATGCTCTTTCTCCATAAATCGCCCAAGTGCTGCTACCGGCCCGTCCTTGCGACCGCGCGTTGCTGGCGGCGGCCGTGACTTCGGGTCTGGAGGTGGTTCGATGCGCCTGTCTCTTTGCTCGAACACAGCGTCGGAACAGTATGACCAGCTTCGCGGAGCCTTGCCGCGCGCGGCGATGACGCGGAGCGCCGGAATGATATCGGCATCGACATCGCAACCCGCTTCGACCCAGCGGATCGGATCGGACAGCGAAAGCAAGCCGGGCGATCTCGTCTCGTCGGTCACACCCAGGGCTGCATAGAGTTCGCCTCGCCTGGCCTCGACCACGTCGAGCCCCGCACCGCCATAGCTATGCTGCGAAGCAGGATAGCTATCTATGTGTATGTGGTTGTGGTTGGTAGCGCTTTGCTCTGGCATTGATGTAGCATTGCTAGAGCTTTGCTTATTGACGGCTTTGGCATTGCCGCCCGCTCGACCGGCCGCAGCCCGCTTTTCATATGCTTTGCGGGCTTTCTCCAGTTCATCATCGACGCGCTCATGGCGCCATCCCGGCGCAAAGAACCCTTCGATGTTCGGTCGGATGTCAGCCCATTGCTCTGGCGATGCCCTAGCAATGCTAGCTAATTTCTTGTTGTCGTCCGGAAGAGATCCGCGCTGCCAATAATGCATGATGAGCAAGAGGTAGGCGCCGTGCTCAAGCGTCGACAAATCGCCCGTGTCGGCGAGATAGTCGCGCACGTAGAATGGCATCCAAGGACGGCTCACGCGAGCGCATCCGCGGTATCGGCTGTCGCCAGCCATCTATGAAATTGGCAGACAAGTCCCATGTCGCTCTCTCAAACCCTTGAGGAGCGGCAACCCTACACACTACAAAATGAATTGCCGTTCAGTGTTTTTCGTTCGATCCCGATCCCATCGAAGCAATGGTTGCCCGCAGGATATTCGTTGTTTTTTCGACCCCGACTTCTTGGTCGAGATAAGCTGCCGCCGCAACAAGATGAACTGTCGCTTCGCGCTGCGCGGCCTTTGGTCCGGCCGTCCTGGCCTTCATGCAGAAACTGGCAAGGACGGCGCGTACCGCGCAGTCTTGGAGCGATCCGTAATCCTGCTTCATGTTGTTGCCTCCCCGTGCGCGTCTCCCAAAATGGACGCACGAATTTTGTACGATTTCAGACAAAGCACGCGGATGCAAAACACATTTAGCCGGCACAAAGACTAAATTTTTAGAGCACCGTCATTGTTCACCGACTTTGCTCAAGATGGTTATGGGATCGTTCGCAGGTACACGCGATTCCGCGGTTGTATCGGCGATGACCCCATGCTTTCGCACGTAGCGATTGTATCGATCGAGCAGATCGAAGACCGCCCGGGCCGTCCAGTTGTCAGCGTAACCGTACCAGGCACGCCTCACGCGCCAGTGACCGCGGGGATAACCCAGATTGTCGCAGGCACTATTCTGCTGGCTTTTGATCGACATCCCGGCCGAGATCGGGCCGGCAGCACGCCTGACGACGTTCTGTAGCTCACTTCCAAGGTCGTGCATTTGTTCCTCACGAAATACAGGAGAAGGAACGACAAATTTCAAATTCGGAACGACCTGTTCCGCACGCGAAACCCTTTCCGCGCCATTGTCGCCGCCGTGGCAAGGAGGCTTCAAATGGCGCTTGACGATGATACCTGGATACCGCTTGGCCTCGCGGTTTGGGGAGTTGTGGAGCGCGCCGACCGGCTTCGGACGGAGCGGGGAACCTTGTTGATCGTACCCCGGGTCAAGCCGAAGCCTGTCGCTTTGCAACGACATCAGCAGCCTCCTTGCCCAGCCAATCGGATGCCGTCACTTCGCCGTCGGTCATGACGACGATGCGGTCGAGGTAAGGCTGCTTGGGGCGCCGGCCGGACTCGTAGCGCGACACCGCCTGGCGCGTGCTCCTGATCTTGGCCGCAACGTCGGCAGCCTTCAGCCCGCGCTCGATGCGCCATCTCTTCAACGGATGATCAAATTCTTCCATGCCCCGCAAATCGCACCATTTTGGTTACGCGTCAAGGGTTGTAACCACTTTGGCGCTGTTTCGTTGTGAGTTGTTTTGCGCTACCGCCGTCTCATGAATAACGGAATCAAGCTTTTCCGCGAGAAAGCCGGGCTCACCAAGGCCGAGCTTTCGCGCCGCATTGGCACCACGCGGCAACAGATGGGCAAGCTCGAAGAGGGCAAGCGCAAGCTCACCACGGAATGGGCGCAGAAGATCGCCGCGGTTCTCAACTGCACGGCACAGGATCTCATGTTTCCTGAGATGTCGCGCATCGATACCAAGCGCTTCCACAACGTTTTCGAAATCCTCAACGGCAAGGAAGCACCGGCCGATTCGCCGGGGATGGCGCTGGAGACCGAGTTTTTGGCCCGGCTCCTGCCCAGCGCCCGGCGCCACAATCTCCGCTTCATGATGGTCGAGCCGTCGCAATCAAACGCGTTGGTGAGCAAGGGTGATGCCCTGGTCATCGACATCGACGACAACAAGCCCTCCGTTCCCGGCCTCTATGCGCTGGAGATCGCCGGCGTGATCCAGTGGCGCTATCTCGCCCCCACGACTTCCGGCGCCGTCCAGGTCCACAGCGACAACCCCAATATTGCGTCTGAAACGGTCAAACCCGACGATCTGACCATCATTGGTCGAGCGCGGCTGCGGATATCCACACTCTAGCGCACTATTTTTTTGCTTTTCGCGTAACCAAATCGGCTACGCCTCTTGCAAAGCGCACCAAATTGGTTACATTCCCTCTCGTGCAGAAGGATTGCGAACCGATGACCCCAGCGCCCCTGGTCGTTTTTCCCCCTCATCGTTCAATTTCCGGTGTCGAGTATCTGCGCGTTTCCGGCCGGGCTGGTGAAACCCCCAACCCCTCACCCCGCACCAGTTCGGCCGGACTCCTCCCAAGGTAGAATCGCCATTTGAGCCCGCACGGTCGCGCGGTTCGTGGTGCCAGACTGGTTTCACGTGGAACGTTGAGGATACGCAGATGACGGATCAATACGCCAAATGGCGACAGCTTTTGAAACTGGCCGGTGGCGATTGCCGCGAGTTGACCCGCGATCAACTCGCGCTGGTGGGTGTGTCGGTCGACAGTCCGGAATCGGGCTTCTATCGCAATCGCGCTTTCAAGGGCGGCGAGTTGCTGCCCGTCGCCATTTGGCGCGACGCTGCCGGCGCAACGATCTGCCTGCAGGGCGGCAAGGAAGCCGATGCCGACAAGGTCTGGAATTACGCCTGCCGCAACCCGATCACGGAAGCGCTCTATCATTCGGTGCTGGCCGGCGGCGCATGGCCGGATGAGCCGCCGACAGTGGCAAAGGATCACAACCAGCCATCCAAGACCGGCGACGTGCACAAGGATCTCACAGCGGAACTCGCCGCCGAAAAGGAAATGGCGGAAGCCTTCCTGAAAAAGCCGATCACGACGCAGGAGCAGGCGGATCAATCTGCCATCTGGAGCAAGCGGCTCGCCGCGATCGCCAAGAAGGCAACTGATCTTCATCGCGTCGAAAAGCAGCCGTCGCTTGATGAAGGCCGGAAGGTCGACGACAAATGGCGCGACCTCAAAGAGCAACCCGCCGAACTCTCCAAGCGCCTCAAGCGGCACATGGACGCCTTCCTGCAAGAGCAGGACCGGATCGAGCAGGAGCGCCAGCGCAAGGCGCGCGAGGAAGCCGACAAGATCAGGCGCGAGGCCGAGGACGCCGCGCGCAAGGTTGCCGAGGCCGAGCGGGCGGCGATCGATGCGGCTACCGCCGGTGGCGTTGCCGCCTCGTTCGAAGCCGAGGCCGCGCTCGAAGCCGACCGGCAGGCGAAGCAGCGCGAGGCCGAAAAGCTCGCCCAGCAGGCCGCCGACGCCGAACGGGAAACCCAGGCGCGCAACGCCAATGCCGGAAGGACGGGCGCCCGCGTGGCTCTGCGCACCTTCGTATCGGCGCGCGTCGTCGATTACGAAAAGGCGCTCCTGGCGCTCAAAGATCACCCCGAAATGAAAACGCTGGTCGAGCAACTCGCCAACCGGGCCGTCAAGGCTGGTCTGGAAGTGGCCGGTGTCGAGCGCATGGAGGAAAAACGTGCTGCCTGAGACCCGCAAGATCGTCGCCGTCAAATTCGGCAACAGCGAACGGACCTATGACTATGACGCCACCGGCTTCGAAGTCTCTGTCGGCCAGAAGGTCATCATCCCCATGCGTGGCAGGGAAGTTTCAGTCGAAGTGGTTGAGATCAAGGCCGAGTCCGAACTGGCGAAGGTTGCGATCCTGCGCATTGCCGAGCCTGAGAACCCTCCGGTTGTCGACGTGCGCACCGAGGAGCAGCGCGCCGACAAGCATCCGAACGGCCAGCCCATGTGGGCACCAAGCGGCACGCTGCTCGACGAGCGCGGCAACCGCTCGATTTTCGATGACGTGGACCAGTAGGAGATCACCATGAACGACCGTCCCAACCTTACGGCACTGGTCGCTGGCGCTTCGATCAGCGCCATCATCCCGACCAATTTGGAAGAAACCTGGCGCCTCTCGACAATGATCGTTGAGGCAGGCGTCGCGCCTCAAGCCCTCGTCGGGCGCGAACCAGCCGAGACCGCCGCTCCGGAAGTCTGGCAGCGCTGGGGAAAGAAGGCGACGAGCGCGGTTGCAATCGTGATCATGTCCGGTGCTGAGCTCGGCCTGCCGCCGATGGTAGCGCTCCGGTCCTTCACCGTGATCGGCGGAAAGCCAGCGCTTTATGGCGATGGTCTGATCAACGTCGTTCGGAAGTCGGGCAGGGCGAAATCGCTGGAGCTTGGCTATCTGCGCGATGCGTCGAAGGAAGCGCTGATCAATCTCGGCCTGCACAAGGATGTCGTCGCTGGGATGAACACCGTCGACGAGCGGACCATCGGCTGGTGCAAGGCCGTGCGCATCGACACAGGCGAGATGAAGGTCGAGGCTTATTCGGTCGCGGATGCCAAGACAGCCGGCCTTTGGGACGATCGGGCCACGCGCCGCGGCAAGGTCTGGAAGAACAATCAACAGGTGTGGGATGACGTCCCAAACGACACGTCATGGCATCGCCACCCCAAGCGGATGCTGCAATGGCGCGCCGCTGGCTTCGGCCTTCGTGAGCTTTTCGGCGACGTTCTTGGCGGCATCCGTGATGAATTCGAGGCGAGCGAAAGCATCGGCGGAGGGGTGATCGAGCACCATGAGGAAGCAGCACCGGCCAGGCTATCGCCACCGTCGCCGCCAAGCCCGCCGAGTCCTGACGCGCCGGCAACTGCAGAGCAGCATGCCGACGAACGCGCCGAACAGGGTCAGCACGACGACGGCGCCGAAGTTTCCGAGAACGAGGGAGAGGGCGATGGCGAGCCCTTCGACTTTGGTGCGTTCTTCGAATCCTTCCAGATCGCGCTCGCCGGCGCAAAGAACGAAGTTCAAGTCGAGGAAATCTGGACCGAGTTTGACGTGGAAGCCCGGTTCCAGGACGACGCAGACAGCCGCCAGTTGGCGGACCGGATTAAAGAACGGCGGCTGTCTGCGCTCAACCCGCTGTCGAGCGGCTGACCATGGCCGGGCGCGTAGCATTCCTCCCTGATCATGGCGCGACAGTGCTTGGCCCGCCCGTGAAATGGCGGCCGCGCCCGCTGACGATCAAGGAAAAGCTGGAAATTGTGGTGCGCCAGATGGGCAAGGAGCCAGGTGGCGACCGCCTCAACCCGCTGGATGGCATCGATTTTCACCATGATCCGGCTTTGCAGCGCCGCCGCTGGGATCCTGTGGCTTTGGATACGGTGCCTCCCAGCTGTTCGCTGGAAAATCTGGTGGCGCTCAACAAGCCGACGCATCGGGTACAGACCGCCAAGCGGGACGCGCCCGAGATCGCAAAATTGAAGCGCCTTGAAGGTCGAACCGGCCAGGGCAAGGTCAAACGCAAGATCCCGGGCCGCAAGCTCCAGTCGCGCCCGTTCCCGAAGCTCAATAAGGGGTTCCGATGAGGTTCGACGGAAAGCGCTATCGCGATTGCCGGTTCTGCCAAGGTCGCGGTTGCCTCTACTGCGAGGCCGAAGCCGATCGCGCATACAAGCGGGCGTTTCCAGACGGTCCGAAGCCAATGGCCACGTTCGACATGACGACGCCAGAGGGTGCCGCGGCCGCCCGGCAAGCAATAGGCCGCGAAGCCATCGAGAAGGCGTTCGGCGCTGGAGGCGGTGGCATCGGCGAGATCGTCGCCAACATCGCTAAGGTGCAGGGAGAGCAGAAATGAAACGAGCAAGCTACTGCGAAATAGCCGTGCTTTCGGGGTACGTGTTTATCGCCGATCGCTTCCGGCCTGATCTGCCGACCGTTGCCACAGATGCCGAGCGCGTCGTGGTCGATCTCCTCTCGCAATATGGCGAGCGTCGTTTCGTCTACCGCGACAGGGAAGGCGGATGGACGGAGCTTTTGCATACCGGCATCCAGTTTCGTGGCTTTGCGCCGTTTGTTGGTGAGATACCGGGCGAGGAGCGGGCGGCATGAAAACGATGACGATTCCAGAATTCCACGCCGCGCTCAAAGAGCAGGGCGTAGAAGCTCGCGAAGACCTGGCGTTCAAATGCCCGCTCTGCGGCACGATTCAGTCGGCGCGCTCGCTCATCGGCGCCGGTGCCGGCAAGACCATGGATGAGGTCGAACGCTTTCTAGCGTTCAGTTGCGTCGGCCGCTTCAACAATGCCGGCCCGCATAAGAAGGGCGCTCCTGCCGGCAAGGGCTGCGACTGGACGCTCGGCGGATTCTTTCGCCTGCACTGCTTGGAGATCATCGACGAGGACGGCAAGGCGCATCCCCGGTTTGAAATTGCCTCACCTGCCGAGGCGGTTGAGTTGGCGCAACGCAACCTCGTGGTGCCGGCATGAGCGACAGCTTTTTCACCACGCGCACAGCGGCGGATATGCAATTCGAGCAGGTCAACATCGCCACCTGCGAACTGTTCATGGACGCCGCCGTTCGGCGCATCGCTAAGGTGGAAGGCCCATTCGAAGCCGCCAAGCGCCTCCAGCGCCTGGCTGACATCTGCTCCGGCGCCTACGTGCTGCCAATCGAGCATTGGGCACAACTCGGCAAGGTCGAGCAGCAGAAGGTCGAGGCGCCGCCGCGTGTGAGCACCAGGAAGCGCATCTTCGATTTCATTGGCAGTCCGACCGCAGCTTGGCTGGCGGGTTTGGCGACAGGCTTTCTCATGGGGAGTTCGTGATGGCGGCCTTCACCAACGAACGGTTCGCGCAGCATTGCATTCGGATGGCGGCCAAGGCTGCCGGATGGGCTGGCGACATTCTCGACAGCCCGGATGAGCCTGCCCGGCGGGATGCCGTAGAACGTTTCATCACCGAAATGCGCGACCGCTTGACCTTCATGGAGGAGAAACTGAATGGCTGACCAAGTACCGCACCCCCAGCGCGTTTCCGACCTGCAGGAGCGCATCGCTCGCGCCCAGGTCGACGCCAAGATGACAGTCCTGGAGCAGATGATCGATCGCATGCATTGTCAGTTGCAATCGATCTTCGACGGCATCGGCCGCAACGAACAGGTCGAGCTCGTCTACCCCGATGGAGAGGTCGTACTGATCACCAAGGCGCGACCGCGCAAGGCCGGCGAGGGCGGTGAGTGATGGTCGACAGCGTCGTTGAAGCCGTTCGCGCCGATCTGCTGCGCCGGTCCGAACTCGGCATCGCCAAATATGGCGTCACGCTAGATCGGACCGACCTCAACCTGCGCGCCTAGTTGCAGCACGCCTACGAGGAGACGCTCGACCAAGCGAACTACCTCAAGCGCGCGATCATCGAGATCGACAACCGCGCCGACAGCATCGCCGCCATCGTCATGAAGCACACAAACATCGCGGGGCAGTGATGCACGGCGCCGATTTGGACAAGTCAAAAGCAAACGAAGTCGATCCGCGCGACGTGGCGCTGATGAAGCTTCACGACCTGCTCGCAGGGAGGAACGCGCCAAAGCCCGGTAGCTTTACCGCCCTCGATCAGGACCAGAAGCGGGAATACTTCCGGCTCTCGCGCCGCCGCAGCCGGGAGAAGGTGCGCGCCGCGGCATCTGTTCCAGCCACGGCAGCCAACATCAACCAGGCTCTCGCCGACGCGGCGCTGATGATCCTTGCCACGGGCGCTCCTGGTGCCGATCAGGTGCGCAAGGTTCTGGAGACGATCTTCGCCGATCGCGCCGGCGTCCCTCTCTCCGTCGAGACCAAGGCCAAACGCGGCAAACTGAAACCGAAACTGATCGCGACAAGCCCCGCCCCTCTCGCCCGTTCATGAATGGAGAAGACAGCAATGAGTGAACCGAAGCATACGCCCGCGCCGTGGTCTCTGCCGCATTTCGCGCGGCCAGCGGTCGGTTGCAGATGCGGTTACGTACTTGCAGATGGCTACATGGGGGCCGTGGCAACCGTCCATTGCAGCGGTGAAGGCGATGGAAGCGATTGGCGGCAAGGCGACAACCCGAAGTTCGATGAGGCTGTTGCCAATGCTCATCTAATCGCCACCGCTCCCGCCCTCCTTGCCGCTCTTATCAAGGCGACCACCAAGCTTGAACACGCCATGATCCATCTCGGCTCCGATCCCGAGTTCGCGGCGGCTGGAGTCGAAGAGTTCCGTGAAGTCATCGCCCGCGCGAATGGAGGCAACCAGCCATGAACAGGGTAGAGACGCCCGCACAGGAATTTTCGCGCCTAGTGATAGAATACAACGAGGGCAAGAAGGATTCGCCGACGCGGCAAGAGGCATGGAACCTCATAGCCGACTTCGCGCTCGAACACTGCGACACCATCATTCGCTCCCTCAGCACCCCTATAGCAGCGGGGGGCGGAGAGGCAATCGAGCCGCCGATCTCGCAATTGATGCGCGACGATGGCGAGCCCGAGTGGAAGCAGATCAACGCCTTGTTTCTCAGGAACGACATCAACGCTTTTCCGATCAGGCTTCGCGACGAGTTGTCCACAATGCTGGCATGGGCGCGATACGGCGAACGCGCCACTCTCAGTACAGCCGGGGCAGCGGAGCCATCTTGGCGAGCGTCTGCGAAAAGCGCCCTCGCCTGCGTTGTCCATGCGCTGATGGTTCTGCCGGTGCCGATCGATGGGCAGGGCAAGCGCGCGTGGGCGTCCTTGAAGGAAGCGCAAGAAACCCTCGAAGCGCTCGCCTCCCCACCTTCCGATACCGAGGAGAAACGCTCATGACCGGCGAAACCCAACCCGCCGCAGAGGGTGTGACAGAGGCGATGGTCGGCACCGTCGCGGAAAATATCCTGCTGACAGTCAAGGAACTCATCAAGGCCGAGCGCGCTCATGCTCGCAAAACTGGTGACCAGATCGACCCAACCAACACGACGCGCGATGAAGCCGACCATTGGCACGCCGCACTACTCGATTTCAGCATTGAAGACTTCGACGCCGCATTGAAGCTTGTCCGCCGTCGCATCGCAGCCCTATCGCTACCCACCCCAGGGGAGGGAGCGCCTACACTCGACACATCGATTTCCGCTGAGACCCAAGCCGCGCTCGACGCGATAGATGACAACATCCGGGCTGCTGCGGTTCAGGCTCCCACCACGTTCTTCGGTTCCACCCCCGCAGATCCAGAACTGGGAGCGGTGAAGGCGCTGCCGTGGAAAGATGGAGAGACGCGAACCGCATTCGGCAGCGCCTACGCCGTGCACCAGCAAGCGGATGGCCTATTCGTGGCGGTGGGCTGCGGATCATTTGTCGGCGGCACTCATCCGACGCGTGAAGCCGCGCAAGCAGCCGCGCAAGCCGATTACGAGGCCCGCATCCTGTCTGCCTTGGTGCGCCCATGAGCATCGACAAGCTGATCGAGCGGCTGCGCATCAAAGCCGGCATGATCGAGATGGGTGAGAAAATCGCATGGGGCAGCGATAGCGCCTTGATGTACGAAGCCGCATCCGCCCTCGCCTCCACCCAGGCCGAGATACTTCGCTTGCGCCAGAGGGTAGCCGCTCTTGAGTATGTGCTGGAGCCGTTCGCGGCACAGGCCGCTACGCACGGGACACAGATCCCAGACGAAATGTTCATAGATGACTACGAACAGCCCACCGACCGCCCATGGAAATCCGCAGCGGGCATCACCGTGGGCCAACTCCGCCGCGCCGCCCGTTCCCTATCTCAAGATGGGCCGGCAGCATGACCCAGCCCTCCCCTAGCAAGGCGGTGAAGAGCGGGACAGATGCCAACGGCTGGCTCGGTATCGAGAGCGCGCCGAAGGATGGAAACGAGGTTCTTGGCTTCTGGTCGTATCTCTACGTTGACGACAAGACGCCGACGACCGGCATGGACATCATCCGCTGGGAGCGAACTGCCATCCCCGGCCTTGATGCTGAGGGCTGGGTCGACAGTGAGGGGCTATGCTCGCCCGGCGTTTTCACGCACTGGCAACCGCTTCCTGGACCGCCTGTCGCCCCTCCCTCTATCGATGGGGAAGACTAAATGACGAGGGCCGAGCGCATCGTCTCCGCTGCGATCCAGCATCAAGGCGTTACGATCAGCCTGCCTATGCCGGCAAGGCACGCACAGGTGCTTCACTGCGCCGAACAGTTCTTGCCAGACTATGCCCTGCCGGCGTTCTGCCAAGGCTTCCTGACGAGCGAGGGCCGCTTCGTGAACCGGGTGCAGGCCCGGCAGATCGGTTATATCGCGGGACAGGAGCCCAAGACGACGGGCAACGAACGCGACCTCTATTCGGAGGATCTGTGGTGAAATCTCCAGATTCTTTGCTTGCGCATCTTGTAACCATTTTGGTTACGGCGTAGCTTCCCCATGCAAAGTATTCAACCCGAGGAAACCCTACCATGGAAGACAACGAAGCCCGTTTCATTGAACTGACAGCCGATATCGTCTCAGCCTACGTGGCCAACAATCCAGTCCTGGCGGCGCAGCTGCCGGACCTCATCGCGAGCGTCAACGCAGCGTGCGCGGCCTCGGCGGTGCGCTCGTCCAGTCTGTTGCGGCCGAACCTCTCGTGCCGGCGGTCAACCCGAAGAAGTCTATCTTCCCCGACTACATCATCTGCCTGGAGGATGGCCGCAAGTTCAAATCCTTGAAGCGCCACCTCCGCACCGACTTCGGCCTGACGCCGGAGCAATACCGGGAAAAATGGAACCTGCCAGGCGACTATCCGATGGTGGCACCGAGCTATTCGGAAAAGCGCTCTGCGCTGGCGAAGGCGTCTGGGCTCGGCCGCCATGCCAAGCTGGCAGCGGTTCGCGGCGCGCGCAACGGCCGTCACGCGGTCCAGTAGGAGCAGCGCCATGATCCGACGGGGCGCAAGCGGCAAATATTACTGCGACGGGCGAGAGTGCGGCTATCCGCTCGCTTGGTTCGCTTGTGACCCTGAGGATGGCGCAGACGGGGAATGGGTGTGCCTCGATTGCGGTGCCTCCATGTTCGCATCGGCCCCCGTTCGGAATGAAGATCCGGCGCTTGCCGTGGAGATCGCACAATGACGACGCTGCATATCATGGACGAATGGGGCCAGAGCAACCGCACCCGTCGGTTCGTCTGCGGCATCGTTGGCGCCCTTCCCGATGGAGACCAGTGGGTTGAGGACGAGGTGCGCGCCGCTGCTCATCTGGGTGCGCACCCCGAGAAAACGCATTGCGTCGGCTGTCTTGGCGAAAAGCGGCCGACGCTCGGCACGCCGATATCGCAACTCTCGGGGCGGCCGGGCGAGCCTGGTTTCGATGAGTTCTGCCGCATTGCCAGATCATGGGGATACGACTGATGAGCGCGCTTCGAGCCTTTGCCGTCACCGAGAACGATGAGAGCACCGGCGCGATCTATTTCGCGAAGCACGACATCGTTGCGAAGAAGTGGGGCGCCAACGAGTTCGCCGACGGCGAGATCGGCTATGTCTCCTGCCGGCGCGCGCCGTGGGCTGACGCCTATGTCGGGAAGCCGCTCCCTGTTTCGGTGATGATCGAGAACGGCTGGCATTTCGGGTGCCACGGCTGCGGCATGCGCATGGACGAGGACGAGTTGCGCGAGCGCCATCTTCCTGTCGATGGCGTGATTGGCAGCCAGCACAGCGCGGTCTACTGCTGCGCGCGCTGTCGCCGCAAGCATCTCAGCCGTCAGCGGCGCAAGGAGGCTGAGCAGCAACTCGCGATCGAAAGTTTCAAGGCAATCGTACGGAAGCGCTTTCCCGAAGTCGAGTTCATCAACGAGCATCCGAATTGGCAAAACTACGCCCGGGCGGATTTTTTCCACGGCCAGAAAGGCTGGATTTGGCAGCGCGTAACCGTCGCCTTCACCTTCCCTGGCATGAAGATCGCTCCCGCATGGCTTGAGCTTCCCGAGCGGCCTTGGCGCGGCTACGGCGAGGGCAATCGATCCATCGGCCCGCTCCAGCCTGCCTACACATGCTGCAACGGCGACCGTGAGGCGTTCGAAACTTATGCGGCTGCGACGAGGACACAACCATGACCGGCTGGATCGTTGGAAGCGGCGACGAGACGCGCTGGCGCTGCTGGACTGCTCTAGGACCCGAGTGGACCGAGGATCGATCGAAGGCGACGCGATACGCTCGCCGCGAAGACGCCGAGGCCGTTCATGCTGGCGATGAGGACGCATGGACGGTCGTGCCTTATGACGACGCCGCGCATGCCTGGCGCTGCTTCCATTGCGATGAGGTGTTCACCGACGAGCGGTGCGCGCGTGACCATTTCGGCCGCGATGAGACTTGCGAGCCGGCCTGTCAGATCAAGATGGGCGCCGAACGCAGCCTTCTGACGGCTCTGCGCCGAGCGGAGAACGACGCGGCAGACGCATGGGCGGCAATCCACAGTGAATCGACGGACGCCGCCAAGGCATATCATGCACAGCTCGCCCGACACCAAGAGCAGCTTCGGATCACGGAAGAGCTAGGGTTTGAGCGCGGCATGCGTGAGGCCGTCCCGGCTGCAGTGATCGCGCTCGCCGAGGCGATGGCCTACCTTGAAGGCGAGGATCCGCTCCATGTTTCAGGCGGTTTTCGGAACGTCGCCATTCGCGAAAAGATCAGGACGATTCTTTTCATAAGGTCGGATGGGGCTCCGGCATGATCGAGCGCCTCGACGACAAGATCGAGCTCTGCTGCGACGAGTGTAGCAACAGCGCCGGCCGCGTGTTCGGCAAGGACGACTTCGATATCATGATCCAGCACGCGAAGGACGAGGGCTGGCGCATCTTCAGGGTGGGCCGGGATTGGAAGCACAACTGCGCTGATTGCCGCGATGACCGTTGAGAGGAAGCACCCATGAGCCCGCGCAACAGCCGCGTCACCAGCGCCGAGGTCATCTACGGGTTCTGGCTGATATTCGAGGAGGCCGGCGGCCTCCGGCTCACGCGCACCGAGCCGAGCCTCGATCGATCGGAACGTTCGATGTTCATCCAGGCCACGTTGCCTCGCAGCCTATGGCGCACGCCGACGCTACGGGCAACCATCGGCGTCAAGGCTGATCCATCCGGCAGCTACACGGCTGACATCGAGGCCGCCGCCGACGCTGTGCGCAGCGCCCTCGGCGTCGACATCGACCTGAAGGTGATCCCGCCGGCATGAACCTACGCATCCTCAAAAAGCTCTCGAAGCGCGCCGCGCCGCTCCTGCCGCTGATCGGCGACAAGCGTGAGCAGTTCCGCGCCGAGCATCACAACACCGGCAACAATTTCATTGGCGGAACGCTGATCATGGCGCGCAAGCATTGGGAGCGCGGCCGGTCGGTGCACGACGAGTGCATCAGCCAGTGCGAGATCAAGAGGCCGGCGCCCAAGGGCAAGGGCTGGCTCTGGATGGCTCCGCCAGATCACCCGCGGAAGGGCACCGTGATGGTTGGCGCGATGAGCGGCTATTACGAGCCCGAATGGGACGAGGAATGCGCATGGTCGGCGCTGGAAAACTTGGTTCGCTGCCATTTCACCGACTGGAATCCAAGCCATCAAGACACGCCGAAGGTGCTACGGCGACTGGACACGCCGAGCGAGGTCTTTGGCGCCGCGCGCGAGATGGTCGCGGAACTGTCCGCATGAACGATCAGCCGCCCGAACTCCTGACACTCGCCCAAACCCCCGACTACTGGTCCGAGCGTTTCCGCGACAAAGGGTTGCGCATGTCCGCCAGATCGTTGCGCGCCAAGGCGATCAAGGCTGGCCTCTGCTACCATGTCGACAAGCAGGTGCTGATCTCGCCGCGCCAGATCGACGCGTTGTTTTTGTGGAGTAAGTCATGCCGCTCACCATCTACAAGCGCGGCCGGTTCTACTGGCTCACCGGCACCGTCCCGACAAGGGAAGGCGAGCAGCGCATACACGAGAGCACGGGCGAAACTGACGAAGCGGCAGCGGACCGGAAGCGGCTGAATGTCGAGAACAAGGCGCGCGCCGACGTCGCTCTCGATCCCAAAGACCGCTTCACCTTCGCGGAGGCAGTTGAAGCCTACCTCGATGACGGCAAGGACAAGCGCTTCATCCTGCCGCTGCTCGACCATTTCGCCGATACCAGGATCTCGGCCATGACGGGCTCGACGGTGCGCGCCGCGGCGAAGGTGCTTTATCCCAAGGCGGTTTATACGACATGGAACCGGCAGGTGATCATCCCGACGCGGGCGGTGATCAACCACAGCGCCAATGATGGCAAATGTCGGACGGTGCTGATCAAGGGCTTTTCGAAGAATGAGCGCGACGTGAAGCGCTCCGAGGCGCCGGCGAAGCGCGCCGTCGACCGCTCCTACATTGACACCTTTCGCGAGCACAGCGACGATCCGCGCTTGAGCGCCTTGATGCTATTCCTGTTCCAGACCGGCGCCCGCATTTCCGACGCGCTCGACCTGGTGGACGATTCCCCCGACATCGACCTGGTGAACCGCAAGGTCATCTTCCGGGACATGAAGAACGGCGAGGATGGGGAAGCAGACCTCACCATCGAGATGGTCTATGAAATCCAGCAGTTGCGCGAGTGGAGGCGGGAGCGCATGGCCGCGTGGGAGGTGCGCATCCCTTGGGACCAGAAACGTTCCGGCGAGCGCCACAGCGGGCGCGGTGCCAAGAAGCCGAACGACAGGCTGTTCGGCTATATCGGCCGCGCCTCGATCTACCGGGACATCAAGCGCATTTGCAAACTGGCAGGGCTGCCCTATCTCGGCACGCACCAGCCGGGCCGCCACAGCTTCGCCACCGAGATGATCGTGAAAAACCGGATCGACGTTGCGACCACAGCCGTCAAGGGCCGGTGGAAAACCAAGAAGCTCCTGATGGACAACTACGCCCATGGAGAGACAGGCAAGGGCGTGATCGATAAGGTGTTCGGGAAGAAAAGGCCAAAGAAGGCCGCAAACGGAGAACGATGATGGATCCGCGCCTTGACGCAGCTATCGCCATAGCCATGCAGTGGAGCGTGATCGCTGGATGCATCTGGTATCTGTACAGGAAGGGTAGCACGTGATGGCCAATGATGATCTGCCGCTGAAAGACACATTCGCCCGGTTCACCGGCGGCGAGGCTGACGTCACAATCGCCGGCATGACCTTCAAGGCGCAAGTCGGGATGATCGGCGACGGCTACGGCACGCCTATCCTAGCTGGCGTCATGGTGTTGGCGGTCACGAGCGAGATCAGCCCCACAGCGCCGCCACCTCTCATCTTCCCCGAGCACAAGGCGTCGCTCACGCTGCACCACGACGACCACAAGAGCGTCTACCAGCCTGTGGCGGAATGGATCGCCGAGCAGGAGGAAGGCGGAAACTGCTGGTTCGAATGGGTGAGCTCCGAGCAGCGCCAGAAGGCGATCGATACCGACAGCGTGTGGACGCTCCAGTGGTATCCGAACACACCTGTCGGATTCAACGCGCTGGCGGCTGCTGATCTCGATGTTCTGCTGGAGGCGGCAAAGTGACAGATGAACGATGGACACCGCATGTCGACGGCTTCATCAAGGGCCATGTCGGCATCTTCCCCGGCTATTTCGGCTCGTGGGAAGTCTGGGACAACTTCGCTGGAGAGTGGAACCGGTCCGAACCCTTCACGGCGGCAGCGCAGCGTGGTCGCGATTTTGAAAAGGACTGCGACCCGCCATATCGCGAGTGGGAGCGGACGCGCGAAGAAACGATAGAGGAAGCTAAGCGCCTCGCAGAATCGTGGTTACATCAGAACCAATCTGGCACCGAGACCTTACACCAGTCGAAAACAGACGACCATGCAAGCGATTGA